CCTCCTCCTCCTCCTCAAACAACGCGGAACCACGTTCCCCGTTAAATCTCGCAAACGGCCAAATGGTGCAGTTCGGACCCTACGGGCCCAATCACGCCACCGCCGCCACGTTTGCATTCTGGAAGGAGCTGCTTGCTGAAATGAATCTTGCATACGATGAGGACGCGTGCCTGGCTGAAGAGCGCGCATTTTTGCGCGGGTACACCGTTCCCATGGCGCAGTTGGACCCCATGAAAGTCATTCTCGTTTTTTCACACGAACACAACACATTTGACAAGCGCACGCTCCTAAAAACCATGGGGAACAAAAATTCTGGTATGCAGATAAGCGCTCGCAAGGTGACTGATTTCATAAAAGAACCGTTGTTGTTGCAGTTCTACATGCACGACGTGGAGGCAGCCCTGTTGGCGTACGACCCCGGTCATCCTTCCATGAAACCAGATGTTCTAGAACAAATCCGAGAGAAAATGGAGAAAATGGAGAAACTGACTGCACCCGTCAAAACTCAAAGCGAAGCAATTTTAAAGGCCGTCATAACATTCAAGGCCCCCAATGCCGACAACCGCAGCATGACCGTGGAAGAATTGATACAAACGGTGCAGTCTCAGGCCGCGAAACTGGAAAAAATGCGGGAAATGTGCAGTAAAAAGATCCGCGAAAACTCGGAACTGCTGGCCACCATCAAGGATCGGAATGAAGTCATTGCCGCGCATTTGGAGACCATTGAGCGACAAAGCGCATTGCTTGATGGCAATGACAACACCCACAACACCCACAACAACCACAACAACCACAACAACCACAACAATTAATCGCACGCGTCGTCGTCTGCCTCTTCATGCACCACTTCACTGGGATACGTGCATTTGTCCAAGTAGCGTTGCATGCGCTGAATGTCCAATTTCGTAATTTCAAATTCTTCAATGATGGCCTCCATTTGCGTGTCATCCGTGTTGGCAAACACGTGCAAGAAAAATGCAAACAAATCTTTTTTGTCCATGCCGAATTTTTGGCACATCATTTGAATGAACAGCGTATTGTTGTATTCCGTGCTGTACTTCGTGAGCACTTTTGTGAAACGCACCTCGGATGGGTTGAATTTGGGACAAGGTGAAAACCGATCATGATACAACTTGTTGTTGTAGAACGTTTTAATGAGAGAACTCATTTCATTGAATTGCCAAATTTGTTTTTGAAATGTGATGCGATCAATGTAATCGGCAAAACAGATGTTGTCCAGCGCGTCTTTGTAAAAGGCAAATGCGTCATGCTGGCGCGGCAGCTTGGACAGCACATCCACCACGTTCTCATGCCACAACAGCCCCACGATAGTGCGATCCGTCTCGTTCATCAATGATCCGTGATCACTCAATCGGCACGGTGAATTAATTATTTTTTTAACAATGGTTTTGCTGTCTTCATTGTTGATTTTAGGTTGAAATATGGTTTGAATGAGCAAATTGTTGTGGTGGTCGTCAGATGAGCCAGCACCAGGCGCAGTGTGGTTCAAAATGCCGCTAATAATGGAAATTTTGCGAAGGTCACCTTGAATGAAATGAGCCACGTGTTTGTGCAGCACAACATCACGAGAATTCAGTGCCGATTGCAGCACAACACTCACTTGATCCATTGACGGCATCGGAATTTCAAACGTCACGCACACCTTCATCAGTTCCCGTATTTTTTTATCCATGTGATGGTTGCCAATGCATATGATCGGATTCATGGTGACGTCTTCCAGACGCTGCTTCTTTGTTTTTTTGGGGCGCATGAGCTTGATCAGCGTGTTGATGCCGCCCTTGTCACCATTGTTCATGCCGTCAATTTCGTCCATCACGATGGCGATGCGTCTCGGTTTGCGCTGAAACATGGACAGCACGCTGTGTTCACTCATGTTGTGCTTGGTTATTAAATCTATGATGGACTTGTTGCGTATGTCGCCTGCATCATATTTGACCATGTCGTAATTCAGCGATTTAAGCAACTGAACGACAAATTCGGTTTTTCCAACTCCAGGATTTCCATAAATGTATATGCCCCTGCGAATGGTAAGATCTGATTTTTTGACATGAAAGTCATTCAGCGCAGCAGCCACTGCAGCAGCAATGCCTTCGCGCCCCAGCACTTGATTGTAATTCAATGGTTCCTTGGTCACTTCATGGGGTATGGGTTTAATTGTATTGGCCACGTTGGATGTCTTTGTTGCTTTGATTGCTTTGGCCACTTTGGGTTCCTTGGCCACTTTGGGTTCCTTGGCCACTTTGGGTTCCTTGGCCACTTTGGGTTCCTTGGCCACTTTGGGTTCCTTGGCCACTTTGGTTGCTTTCACGTCATTCATTTTAACAACAAACAAAAGTGATTTTAAAAACTTCTATATTAAGCATGTTACATGACATGTGTTCAATATGTTTAATATTTGAATAACCCAAATTATAAATAAATAAAAACACAACACAGTGTATATTGAAATTAAACCGACAAACTGAATGGACTACAACGATCAAGGTTCCAGTTCTTTCTTGTCCACGCTGAATTTTCAGCGAGTGATCATCATCATTGCAATCATCATGCTCATTGTGGCAATGATATTCATTGGGTATGCTCTCTACAATCAGTCCAACGCAGTTGGGGCGTGGCCGCCCGAAAAACCAATGTGTCCGGATTTTTGGACGGTGGATTCTGACGGAAAAACATGCACCGCCCCCAAAGACATGGATAAGACCAACTGCGAATACAACGGCATTCCGGCGGGAACGCAAGGCATGCCAAAATGTCCCAGTTGAACATTGAGATATACAAACACATGGACAAATTGATAAATAATTATATGTGCATAATTCAATAACTTATACACATACCCATAACCATAACCATATCAGTTAAACATTTGATGCAGCACCAACAAATTCAAGGATCCACGTTTTCTTCAAAGCCGTCTACTGCTGCTTCTGCCGGCAATAACAAAAATCACCGAACTTGGGCCAATGGCCGCATTGACATTTTAGGACCCACTGTGGAGCAGCAGTTTGCCATGTACGACAAAATTCCGAACTCCAACAAGTGCTCGTCATTTCATGATGCCATGATTGGCAACTGGGAGAACACACCGCTCAGTGACGCTTTTTTTAGCACGAAGAACATGGAGATCCTGCAGAACGCGCTGCGCAACGGGGTTCATGCCATGTCCAACGGTGCATACTTGATCGGTCCGCAGGACTGTGACAACTTGAAAATGATCATGCGCAGCGTGTTTCTGCAAAGCGCCATGAATTTAGCAACCGACATCCCGGGACAAATTGCCGCCCTCAATAAAATTCTGGTCAACATGTTTGTTCCCAAGCTGTACAATGAAGCGCGCTCCTACATTCAGTACAAGCACGATGCCAGCACCATGTACAAACCCATTGACCGCCCCATTTATTCCGCCGAAAACGACAAGACACTGGAACTTAAGCCGTGGTTCTAAGCGGGGAACGTAGTTCCCCGCACCCCTCCTCAACGGTGACCTTAGATGTGACCCGTATGAAAAGGGAAAGGTTCGGAAAACCGTAGGTTTTCTGAGTCTAGTGCACAAAGTTAAACAATCCATACATCAACAATCCAATTGCAAGATCGGCAATAAACACACTAAACAAATGCATCAGTCGTCCATAATGCACGTGCATGTCTATGCTTTCTGGAAAACTCGTTTTCCATAAAACTTTCAACTCTTCAATCAGTTCATATAATGCAAATGCTGCAATGACGATAAGCGCATTTTTTAATGCTATCAGCATCAAATGATGCAGTGGTTTCATTGCGTTTTATATGTCATGCATTAACAAAATAAAATAAAATAAAATAAAAATTGAAACACTTTGTCAAAATATTTTAATTTATCACCTGATCAAGACAATCATAAGAAAAACATGACGACATCCCGGAAGACAATTTTCAAGAAATCAATTCGCAAAACCGACGAGTTTGAGAGATATTTGACGTCGTCCGAACACACTCCTGCATCAGATATCGTGTTGGACTGCACCAACACTAATTATGTCATCACGCTTCCTCTGTCTTACTTTATTTCAAAACAAGGTGGCAGCCGACGTCACAAAGGCAAGGCCGACACCATGCCCTACGAAAGTTTCCGCATCATCAACGCTCAACACCGTGGAGGACATGCGCACTCGCTCGTTCTCGTCAAGAGCCGCGCCATTAAAACCAATCCGCACAACATTGCCATCTTTGAATCCAACGGGCGCAAAATGTACTGCAGCATTCGCATCATTGACGACCATGACCACGACGCGAAGAAAAATGTCACCAAGGATTACACCACCATCTCCCCCGAATACAACATCAACTACGGATCCAACGCTTACAATCCCGGGTACTGCGGCATTTACAGCATCATCTGCGTCGTCGCATTTCGCCATTACCGCAGCAAGACCGGCACGCTGTGGCTCAGCAAATGGACCAAACTGCTGGCCCACATGAGCCGGCGCATTGACAGCAATGCCGGCAGCATGGGCGTCACACTGGCAGCGCGTGTTCAAGAAATCATCGCCACCACGCCGGATCATTCGTCGGCTGAAAAAGAAATCGCCACAGCCATTCGCGCATGCCTTTCGGTCAAACACTAACCCCATGTTTTCATTCAGTCCTTGAACATTCAAATGGAGAGAAAATGTGTAATAAATGCGAAAACACTGTAACTGCAGTATGGCCGTCAGCTCATCGCCGCAGCCATTCACGCATGCCATACCTTGTCAAATGCAATAGTCAATGTGGGTTGTTCCTCTCATTTTGTTCTTTTATTCGTTCTTTTATTTGTTCTTTTATTCGTTCTTTTATTCGTTCTTTTATTTCCACCACCATTGGGTCGTTGTTTTTTGTGTGACGGCGACAGCCGAGAAACATCATTTCGTTCATGTTTCTGCGAGTTGAAAATGTTAGAAGATCCAAATAATTGTCTAATTTTGAGCATATCACATGGGGTAATTGCCGACGTTTTTCCATAAATGCGCGCGGCGTGTTCTAGAATTGGTCGTATATTGCCGTACGTGGATGTCATTCTTAGTGGTTTGGCAGCAATCAACACTTCACTCAACCTGTTATATAATTCCCAATTTAGATAATCATGCTCATGTATATCCGAGCGGACCCGGCTGTACTGAATCATTTTATCATAAAGTGCCTTTTTATGCCTTTTATCAATCGTCATGGCGTATGGTGGTTTGTATGCGATTGCATGCACCAAGTCTAAAAGATTGCATATCGTGTATTTAGTTCCATTCTTATTCTGAAATAATGAATAAAATGTCACTGAAGTCAAATTCGCTTTCAACTCCTCCAAATGTGGAATCAATGTCTTTAAATCCAATAATACACGTATAGGTTTGCCTACATTTGGTTCTATGAAAATAATCTGAACGTAGAAGCCATCGTCATCATATAACTCACGAGACCCCACCTGCCAATCACCAATCTTGTCCGGATTGTATTGACGCGCGGAAAGCCTATCATTCACGCATATCACGTGTTTTGTTGCTATACGGTCATTTACTGTTAGTGGATCAGTGACAAGATCAGCGACCATGTCTAAAACTTCTGGGGAAGATGTCATTGATCGCGACATGTGTGTGTGTTTATATTATATGCAACACAATAATATATGCGCGGACGAGACAAGTTCCTTCATACAACAATCAAAAAAAATATATTTACAAAAATAATTTATTACATTTTCTCTCAAATTTAAATCCAAACCAATCAATTCATTCTTAATTTTTTCGCCTTGACGATCTTCTTCACACCAGTTCCAGTTGAAGCTGAAACCGTTGTTGATATCCGTTTCTCCTCCTGTTTCACGTATTCGGCCCGCAGCTCCGCCAAATCGGCCAGCCACAGCTGCTCAATGCTGGTGCCTTGCAGCGTGGCATGGCATAACTCCTTCTGCCCCTTCTCCTTGAGGAGCTTCTGCACGTTCTCCTCGCTCACGCTGTCCATGGGGAGCTTCAACAAGTACTTGTATTGCTCGTCGCCTTCCATGGTGTCGTAGCCCTTGGACTGCAGCATGGCCGTCAGCTCATCCCCGCGCTTCCGCCGCAAGTCAATGCTGCCGTCCAGCAGTTCCTGAATGTATCGCGCCTTATTCGTTAAAATGCGGAGCTCCGCCGTCATCGCCGCCAGCTGGTGCGTCTTGCGCTTCCCGTATAGGGCCAGGCGCGTCGCATAGTAGTCGCGCACAATGTCGCGCACGCTGCCGTACTTCTTCAGCTGGTCCTGGCTGTCAAACAAGTGCATGTTGCTCGTGGATTCCGTGGTGTACAGCTTCAGCAGCTTTTCAATCGCGGTCCCGTGATCCACTGTCGCCGTCGTAAGTGCAGCGAAATCCGAAGTCGCCGGAAACATGATCGTGAAATCCACCACCGTGTCCGTGCTCATGTCCACGTAGTCCTTGATCGCGCTGGTCTCAATCAGCGCCTCCAGGTGCTTCTTGAAATCCTCCGTCCAATGGCCAACCGGGAGTTCAGTCACGCGCACCTGCTTTTTCGCAGCGTCCACACTGTGCAGCCCTTTAACCAGGAACTTTCCGGATCCAGATGAGGATGCTGCCAATGCAGTGATGGTGCCCTTGAACCCACGGTAATACGGCTCAATTGCCCCCCACTCTGCCTCCGGCTTTTGCAGCAGCATGTTTCCGATGTGGTCAATGATTTGCAGCGGGTTATGACACATGATGTCCGTGCTGAACCCCGTGCCGATGCCTTTCGTGCCGTTGACCAGAACCATGGGCACGATCGGCGCGTAAAACGTGGGCTCCACCAGCTGGCCGTCGTCGTCCAGATACTCCAAGACGGCGTCGTCCTCCGCGCGGTAAATGAGGCGCGTGATTGGATTCAGCTGCGTGAAGATGTACCTTTCACTAGCAGCGTCTCTGCCAGAATTCAACCGAGTCCCAAACTGACCATTGGGCTCAAACAAGTTGATGTTGTTGCTGCCGACGAAGTTCTGTGCCATGCCGATGATGGCCCCGTTCAGGCTGGCCTCGCCGTGGTGGTAACCCGAGTGCTCCGACACGTAGCCGCTGAATTGCGCCACCTTGATTTCCGTCTTGAGCCCGCCCTTCTTGAACGCCGCAAACAGGATTTTGCGCAGCGAGATTTTCAGGCCGTCCATGCCGTTTGCAATGGAGCGCTGGTTGTCGTAGATGGAGAAGTGTTTCATCTCGCGCGTCATGAAGTCCTCGTACGTGACGTGCTTGTGGCTGGTGTCCAGATGGTCCGCGCGATTATACGTGGACAACCACTGCTTGCGGTCGTCGGCGCGCTTCTTGTTGAACACGAGGTCAATCGCGTCGTCGCTCGGCTTGCCCGTGTGTGCGAAATCCACGATCTTCTTGTGCTCAAAGTACTCGCGGAATTCGCGCCCCGTGCTGGTGCCCAGACCCTTGTAGTACTTGACATTCCAGGTGGACACGTCAACTGCTAAGCCACCAACGCCGCTTGCACCACTTGCACCACTTGCACTTGTGCCCTGTTTCCACGCCTCAAACTCGCCCTCGTTATAAAACACATGCTCCTGCGCGCCCTTGCGCGCCTTCAGAATCGGCGTGTTCATGAACCCGATGAACCCCTGGATGTGCGTCAGGGTGGGCCACTCGCTCTGAAACAGGTTGATGCCGAGTCCCTTGATGTGCGACCCGTCCAAATCCTGGTCCGTCATGAACAGCACCTTGCCGTATCGCAGCCGCTTGGACACGTCTTCTGCCGTGTATTCGCGCCCGTTCTCCAGTCCCAGGATGCGCTTGATTTCCGCGATTTCCGTGTTTTCCGCAATGCGCTTGACCGCCTCGCCGCGCACGTTCATGAACTTGCCCTTCACGGGGTACACGCCGATCGTGTTGCGGTCCTCCTTGCTCAGGCCCGACACAATGCCCGCCTTGGCCGAATCTCCCTCGCAAAATATGATGGTGCACTGCCCCGACTTCTCCGTCCCCGCAAAATTGGCGTCAATCAGTTTCGGGATGCCGCGAATGGTGCGCGTCTTGGCGCCGTCCGTCTTCTTCGCCGCCTTCGCCTCTTTCACTTCCGTCAGGGCGCAGGCCGCGTCCATGACGCCCATCTTCGCCACCTTCTCCACGAATTCGTCGCTCACGGTGCAAGCCGACCCGAAGTTCGCGCTCGTCGTCGTGAGCTCGTCCTTCGTCTGGCTGGAAAACGCGGGGTTCTCCACGTCGCAACGCAAGAACAGGGTCAGCTGCTCCTTGATCGTTGCCGGCTTCACGTCCACCTTCTTCTTGAGCTTGATATACGCCGCCAACTTGCGCAAGAGCTGGCCCATGACGTATTCCACGTGCTTGCCGCCCTTGGACGTGCAAATGCCGTTCACAAATGACACGTGCGCGAACTCGTCTGTGTTGGTCAGGCACACGGCGTACTCCCAGCGCTCGCTTGGCGCCTCGTACGCACGCTTGACCTCGGGGCGAATGTAGAGCCCGATGTATTGCTTGAAATCCTTCACGGGAACAACGGCGCCGTTATACTTGACGCGAATGCTGCGGTCCGTCACGGCGGCAATGTCATACACACGCTTCGTGAATAACGCGGTCATGTCCGGCGTCAGCCCGGCAATGCCGAAGCGCGCATAATCTGGACGGAATGAGATGCGCGTATAAGGCTTCTTACTTGAGCATTTGGTGATTTTTGGCGCGCAAATCTCGGTTAAATTCGCCTTGAATTCCTGTACATATTTGAGTCCACGTACATGGTCCATGGTTTCCACGGAGCCCCATGTGGACCACACAAGCACGAGCTTGAATCCGAAGCCGTTCTTCCCGCCGACGATTTTCTCCTTCTTGTCTTCGGCGTAATTGGTGGAGGTGCGCAAGTGCCCGAAAATCATCTCGGGGATCCACATCTTGTGCTCGGGGTGCTGCGCGATGTCAATGCCGTTGCCGTCGTTCGTCATGGTGATTGTGCCAGTGGCGGCATCCACCTCCACTTCAATGCACGTCACGGGAAGCGCATCGGGTTTGCCGTCCTTGATTGCCTGTGCTTGGCGAATGACGTGGTCGCGCATGTTCACGAGCCCCTCGTCCACCAACTTGTAGAGCGCGGGAATGTGCGTGAAGGTTGTTAGACCAATATTTGTCGCCTCACCTTCACCCGGAATGGTGGTGCATTCGGTGCATTCCGTGAGCTGAATGGACCCAATGTAGGTGTCGGGCTTCTTGAGAATGTGCTCCAAGTCGGTCATTTTTTGATACTTGCTGGACAGAGATGATTCGGTTGTTCCGGATGCTGAGGCCATTGGTTTAATTCAATGAAATAAAGGGATACATGACATCCATTTATTCGCTTTAAGTAAATTCAATTTTTTGTTTTATTGCAAATAACCGCTTTTATAGGCTGCCATGGGATCACTTAAAACTGGTCCTTTGAATGCAGACTTATTGGACTGTTTTATTTTTCCAGTCATAATTCCGTGGAGCCGTCTTCTAGCAGCTTCTTTTTTTGAAATGCCTTTTCTGCTCTTTTTGCCGGATTGTTCGGGTTTTTCAGCAGCAAGTTCCATAACTCGTCGCTTAATTGCTGCCATGTCAATTGCAGGAGCGGCAGCAGCAGCAGCAGCAGGAGCGGCAGCAGCAGAAGCAGAAGCGGCAGGATCAAAAACAAAAGCAGAAGCAGCATGAGCAAGATGATCACGAGAAGCAGAATGAGCAGAAGCAGCAGGAGCAGAAGCAGCATGAGCAGAAGCAGCATGAGCAGCACTGTGCTTTACCCCTCCTCTACGAGTGCGATTTGCGCGACGGTGCCGACGACGATGATGTGTTTTAGCCATGATTGTGGTTATATAATTACGTAATAAAATATTTTTCTACTTAATGCCTTCTTTTATAAGTCTTTTTACCACTTTTCTTTATACTCTTCTTTCCACTTTTATTCGCATGGCTTTTATTTTTACCACCACCAGTTAACATACGACGGTTTCTTATTCGGTTGATCAATTGCATCAGTCCAAGTTCCGATGAATGCGTGACCTTACAAGGTATTTTTACCAAAAATCGTCTAATTATGTTTTTTTCTCTCGTAGTTAATCGTTCCCATTGTTCTTCCGGCGCGGGCAAAGCACGGGATCCGCGACTCGGGGGAGGACGCAATGCTGCATTCAATGCATTCGCGCGAATTGGCTCCTGATTTGCGTGTTCAACTACGCGACGCAACCCGTACTGGGCCAATGCAGCTGCAACATCATCTGCACGGGTCACACGGTTCATACCCGAAAGTCGGTTAACATTGAATCCGAATTCCGAATCCGAATCTGATGAACTCATCCTATCAAATCTCGCAACTTGTGGTTGTGGCTGTTGTTGCTGTTGTAATTGTGGCTGTTGTGGTAATCTTATGGGTACAAACCGTGATGGTGGTCCATCTCCATAATCTTCATCAACTTCATCAACCTCCGTGTCCCACATTATAATTAATTATGTATATAATATAACCGATTAAAAAAATAATGTCGGGCTACAATTATTATTCTTTGAGAAAATGCAGGTGCTATCAACCCATTAACAAGAAGTTAGTTGAAACAGGCAGCGGCGGCGAAGTCATTCCCATCGTGGTCAATTTCAAAGTGTTTAGCACAATCATTCGCACCGCCACGGCTCAACGCAACGACTCATTCACGCAAGCCAACCGGCCGCTTAATGTCTATAAAAGCTGGACGGGTGCGCCGGCGGGATACGGCCAGCCCATTCGGAATCAATTCAATTGATTATTGGCCAATGCAAACGAACTTTTTTTTTTCTTTTGCTAAACTATAATACCAAAACCAATTAACTCATAATGGGAAGAAACCACACGCGTTCAGAGGACGGCCTCTATCACATCCACGGCAAGAAGTACGAGCTCATTCGCGGCTCTCGCGCCCAAGTGTTCCACGGCACCGCTTACAAGACCGACGGCACCCCCGGTCTCACTCGCGAAAAGCTGCTCATGAACAAGAACGGCCGCATTGTCAGCGCCAAGAAGCACGCCACCGCTAAACGGGAGAAGCGCTTGGAAAAGCACGGCTGGACCGCCAAGAAGGGCAAGTTTGGCGCGGTTCGCATCTCTGAACTTAAGAAAACAAGGAGCCGCAAGCACCGCAAGCATTAAGCACCATGACACCCACCTAAAATAAATTGACACATTTTCTCTCAATTTGTTTTCAACCGTTTAAAACGCCGCCACTCTTCTAGTGATTCTGTGTCGTCTGTGTTTCCGTTTACGCGTATTAACGACGTCATTGCGCACAATGTGCCCACGCGTGTTTGCATTTACCAGGCGACGGCGACGCTGTCTTCGCGTCTTCCTGATTCCGCCTCCTCCTGCTTTCAGCCTGCCAATAAATTCGCGAGCGTATTCCAAAATGATGCGCCCAATTTCTTCTTTGACTTCATCATCGTATTTATTGTATACATTTTTTCTAACGGTCAATTCGTCAGATAATTTCAATAGTTCAACGCGTTCCGGATTTTCAGGCTTTTTTGTATCGGAGAACATAATCACGTCCTTCACAAAGGTTGGAAACAGTCGTTGTTTTTGGTCAAGATCATACACGCCATCACTCATGCCAACATATTGCGCGGTTGGAAATGTTCCGTGCCGTGCAACGTGTTCTCTTATCGGACGCAATAAGAGACCGAACATTTCTGGAAATTGTTTGAAAACGTTTTCATCCGATTTCGCAGATTTCAATGCATCGTGCAAGCGAAGCATAAACGACGAACGAACCAGCATGTGTTTGAACCCAATTTCATAGTTTCCATCGGGATTGTTCATGGTTGTCATTATCTTCTCCAACATGGACTGAAAAAAGGTTTCGGTGTCTGTGGCAAATTTGACATGGACAAACACCTTGTCCAGCCATCTGGAACAATCAAGTGGTGAAGGCGAAGGAGTTTTGTGGTACATTGAAACCAATTGTTTCATATGAGTTAGCATGCTGAATCTGTATTTCATGGTGCGACTTTTTCTGAAAAAGTCAATGATTTTGGCACCCATCGTTGATTGAAACGCAATGGGGACCCGATCGTCAAACGGATCCGGCAACGCCACAACTCTGCGTCCAATGTCGCGCAACATCTTCAAAAATTCAGTACGATCTGCGTTCAGCTTGTCGGCGGTTTCAACCTGGATTGCCGCGAGGTTGCCCTGTTCCAAATAATACGCCGTGTTCAATTCGTCCATCTTGTCGCGCAACTTCCCAACCGCCGCAATGAATTCGTCGTTCACTGCCGAAAACTGGTCCGCGTTGGATTGTTTGGATCGCAGCAGTTGCAGTAAATAAATGTCCATGAAGACGCGCAAACGAGTGAAATCCTTCGGATTTTTACGCGCCATAAAAATGCGGATAAACAACGACTTGCCTTCGTCGCAGAAAATGCAAATGATGTCCAACATCGTAGTTTTCATGGAAACCATGTTGTCGGACGTGTATTGGCGCCGAATCATGTCGTCCAAATCTTCCGGAGGCCGAATTTCATCTGGTTGATAGAGAGAAATTAGGTATAATTCAACAAATTCTTGGATGTCCTTTTTCACCAAATCAATGGGCTGCATGAAGTACTCGTCCTCTTTGCACATGTTGTCGTCGCTGTCGGATGCAGCTTCTGCAGCGACAGACGCGACAGACGCGACCGCACCGCTGCACATTGGATGCACAATCTGAGAGAAACACTTGGTTTCTTGCGTCACCAGTTGCACCTTTGGGTTTTTTTTCAGTCGCTTGCTGATGAGCTTGGTGTTGGCGTCATTATTGCGATTCCCATACATGAACAAGTCAACGTGGTCTTCCGAAGACGCGGTTAATTTGAACCGAATTTTTTTCACTTGCATTTCAAGCGCATCCATTTTGTGATACCGTTTGGGGCGTTCATAAAAGTTTTCATACAATACCATCATGTAGAGAGAAAACACCATCAAAAATTGACGCGACACATCCCCCAACACGAAACAGTCAATGTCATTCATCCGAATTTTTTTGCAATTCTCTACCAATTGTGCAATGCTTTCTAAACCAGCCATCCTTGTCACATCTTCATTGAACAGATTGGCATCCGCATCCGCGAGAAAATTTTGAATGTAATATGAAACCGCGGCCCCTCCACCCGCCACAATGTGGCCGCCTTTCACATGCTTCATTGCCGAATTGACCGCAGTGAGAGCGGCCACAATGATGCTGGTTCTTGTTAATGGAAAACTGGTTTCGGGCAAACGAACCGTCAATGGTCCCGTGGCATGTTCCGAGTCACACCGATGCGCAATTTCGTCAAAATAAGAAGCGTATTGTCCACTTGGAAAAATGTCGGAGAATTTCATATTTTCGGAAGTTTGCACCGCCGGATTCTGCAGGATGGCAATGAGCGCGTTTTTAATGATCTTCTTTCGGATAATTGTGCTCGTTGTAGTGGTCAACTCAATGAATCCGTCGCACACTTGTTGAATCACGGCATTCGGACTCGGTTCGGCCCCTTCCAGAAACCGTTTCACGCACACTTCATTCATTCCTCGGGCGACGAGCGGGTTGACCTGCGCATACGCTTCGTCATCCTGCGGGCCAATCAACAATTCCATCACGAGGTCCAACTGGTTGTAGGGTCCGATTGGTTTGGCATTGTGAACGAAGGGCTGGGGCTCAATGGGGACAAGCGCGCCGGGCAAACGCGACGTGTCAAATACGGCATTCAAGATGTGGACCGTAAAAATGGGAATGTTGAACACTTCGCCAATGTGCAATCGGAGAGAAATTAAGGGCCCTGCAACAAATGACGCCTTCAATTTGAAGCCGGTTCCTTGGATTGCCTGAACCTGCCTTAAGAACAAATCGTGCATTGCATCCATTGCCTTGTGAACGTCAGTGCTATGTTCGAACTTCGTCAACACAAACAGATTGTGGTGGGGGGTAAAATCAGACAGTCCGCTGATGGAGGGATTGCAGTACGACACAATTGCGGGTCCTGAAAAAGACTCACTCGGTGAACTTGCCGGCGTCAATTTAATTAACACATGTGTTGGATAAGTGCGCTCAATTGCCTGTTCAATTTCTCCAATGAATGTTGTGTCCAATGGATTTGAAAGCAGCATTTGATTGAATTCTTGCAGTCCTTTTTCAATTTTCTCTCTTTCATTCAATCCAAATTCTGTGAGAATGTCTTTTTCCAATGCAACCTTGTTCAGGTAGGCCGATCGTGCTTCCGGAGTGTCCACTGCCGCCGCCGCCGCCGCCGCCCCTTTTTCTTCTGATGCGGATGATAACCCAGCAGCTGCCGCCACTCCGGCTGCCGCTGTGGCAATATTGGCTTTGATGGTCGATGCAGTGGAGGCAACAGTAGAGGCAACAGTAGAGGCAACAGTTGACACAGCCGAATTAATAAATGCTGGCAATATGGACGGTTCTGCACTTGCATCATTTGGGGCCGGGGCCATAATATCATCAGTGACATCGGCGATATCGTCATTAGAAACAGAAGAGACATCTGCAGTTGGATCAGCAACAGCCGAAACGGTTGGATCGGCAACCGCAGCAACGGTTGGATCGGCATTTGAACCAGAAGACACAGCGTTTAGAGCGGCAGGAACTGCAGTTGGATCGGCATTTGAACCAGAAGACCCAACGTTTAGAGCGGCAGGAACTGCAGTTGGATCGGCATTTGAACCAGAAGACCCAACGTTTAGAGCGGCAGGAACTGCATTTGGATCAGCAGCAGCAGCAGCAGCAGCATCAGTAACATCAGCAACGGTTGGATCAGCATTAGAACCAGAAGACACAACGTTTAGAGCTGCAGGAACTGCATTTGGATCAGCATTTGGATCAGCATTGGAACCAGAAGACACATCATTGTCGTCCACAAGTGGAACAATGGGCGAAGAAGATCCTAAAGACATTGAAAACACAAATTATCAATGATATTGTTATATTTGTCGCATATTTTAAAAACCGTTCTCGCTGCATATTTTTTCAAAGTACTTTTTGCTCACAATCAAATGGTGAAATGTTGAAGCATGGTTTTTAGCCCGTTGTTGTTGGCAATAATATTCATATGCCTTATACACCGACGTTGGCGAAGTCACTCCCAGAAGTTGCGCTTGTTCCACGTATTCTTGCATTGCCGAGACAACTTCGCCCCGTTTGTCCCACAATGTGCAATTCACGTGCATCAAATGCTTGTCATTTTCAATGACCACATCCGGACAAAAATGCCGAATCAGTCCCAAAAATGCGGCATCTGTGTGATTGTGGCTCTGCATGGGCGTGGACTGCATTGCATTTGCATGCTGATGCTGATGCTGATGCTGATGCTGATGATGATGCCGCTTAAACAGTGCTGTGAATTCGTCAATTTCCAGTTCGTCTTCATCATTCGCATTCACCGCAATGTGATGCGTCCAAAAGTCGTTGAACCGAGACACCAGTGGCAAATGTTTGCTCGTGAGTTGCAAAAAAGCATCGGCCGTTTCGGAATAATGCGGAAACTGCTGCGTGAGTCGCGCCTTCAACGCATTCACGAAAAACACATTCGGAATTCTCTCGTCGTCAACAAACACCTTCCATAAATACAGCATGTTCTTCCATGAAATGCTGACGCTGTTGTGCGGTGACGGCTCCGTGCATGTCGTCACAAATTTGGCAATCAACGTGTCTTCTGGATTGTGCTTCAAATAAAGCACACGCTCATGGGTCACCGTGTCCTTGCACTGCGTGTTTAAAAACCTTTCCGCATTCTCGTATCGTTGCGAATAATGCGCCGCGACGCAAAAAATGTCAATGATCCGATGCTTGAACGGTTCTGCATACGCATCAATTGTCACATCGTTCATGTCCATCAGACGACACTCGGCAAAACTGTACTCGTAAAACTTGAATTTAAAAGCCGTCATCAACGACGTGCCAAACAATGTCATGCATTCTTGACTCAGCCCTTTCATGAAATGCCGTGCTTTTGGAGTGGCAATGTAAATCGGATCCGGATCCACGTTCCCGCCATCCCCCATGGAAACCGTCTTTTTCAAAATGACGTCACCAATCACCGTCAAGAAATATTTTGCACAGTCACGCGTCCGAAACAGCGTGGGACACAGCATGTTCAGAGTGCGTTGAATGGTCTGTGACTCCGGAATGGACGTGAGCAAACTGCGATCCTTTATGCGGCGCAGCACTTGGTTCTTGATCTTGTACTTCCACGGCATGAGATCGCGGTTGCTACTTATTTTGGTCAAAATGGGGTGCAATATGTCGTCCTCATTAATCACGCTGTAATTTCTCTCGGCATCTGCATTGTACACAAAAAAGAGCTCCACGTTGGCATTATAATAATAATGCGGACACTCATTCAAAAACTGCTCAATGAATTCGTCCGACGCCGTGATCAACGTTTGTCTGCGCTGCTCCTTGTCATTTCGTGCGTGATGCGCCGCGTCCAGAACCGCCGGAAGATGCGCCACGTGCGCCACCAGCTTGCTCATGACGAACTCGTCACTGGCATATTTAGCATGTAGTTGTTTAATTATGCTGATCAAATCATCCACGATGAGCACCTGTCCTTGTCCTTGTGACTGCATGGGGTCGCTCATTTTTTGATTTAAATACTTGCAATCATCACCAAGTGTTTAAATTAGTTATTCTCACATGCTTTTCCCATATTTTATGTGAACATGAAATAAAATAAAAAACAATAATTATAAACAACACGATATACATTGATACATGAATGCAAATAAATTAAATGTTCCTTATTTAGCAACTTTGGCAGGGTCATTTAATTCTAATTATGTTGCGTTTCATCCAACCGCGCGCCTTCTGGCAACCGGCAGCGAAGACAAGACCGTGAATTTGTGGCGGCTGTCGCCCGACTTGAAGGCGACTACTTGCGTGGCGATTCTCAAGGGGCACACAGAGGGTGTTACCTCTGTCGCGTTTGATCCAACGGGAACCCTTCTGGCAACCGGCAGCCACGACAATACCGCGAAGTTGTGGCGGCTGTCGACCGACAACTTGAAGGCGACTACTTGCGTGGCGACTCTCAAGGGGCACACAGATGGTGTTACCTCTGTCGCGTTTGATCCAACGGGAACCCTTCTGGCAACCGGCAGCGACGACAATGCCGCGAAGTTGTGGCAGCTGTCGCCCGACAACTTGAAGGCGACTACTTGCGTGGCGACTCTGAAGCACAGAAACTGGGTTAATTCTGTCGCATTTGATCCAACGGGAACCCTTCTGGCAACCGGCAGCCAAGACAAGACCGTGAAGTTGTGGCAGCTGTCGCCCGACAAATTGAAGGCGACTTGTGTGGAAACTCTGGAGGGGGACGGGTCGGTTTACTCTGTCGCGTTTGATCCAACGAGAACTCTTCTGGCAACCTGCAACCCCGCGAAGTTGTGGCGGCTGTCGCCCAACAACTTGAAGGCGACTACTTGTGTGGAAACTCTGGAGGGGCACAGCATGTGGGTTACATGTGTCGCGTTTCATCCAACCGCGCGCCTTCTGGCAACCGGCAGCGAAGACAGTACCGCGAAGTTGTGGCGGCTGTCGGCCGACCACTCGTCGGCGACTTGTGTGGCGACTCTGAAAGCGGGCAGCGGCAGAGTCACTTCACTCGGATTTGATCCAACGGGAACCGTTCTGGCAACCTGCAATGTCGACGGGACTAAGTTGTGGGACTGCCGTCAATTTATACGGAAAAATGTTACTGATGATTTTAGAGCAATGCACATGACGCTTGCGAAAAAACTAGTGGGTGATTCCGTCAAGGGTCACATGTCCATGAAAGGTGATATAACACAACGTGTGGCACTTGGCAAAGACAAAAGTTGGTTGGGTGTTGATCCCTACATGAGACTCCGGGTAATCGCACATCTGAAAAAATTATATCGTCGCGCAAATAGTATGAGGAGTGTCCCGTTCAACCCTGCACGCGTGCGTCTGAATAGACAGTTGTTGTTAAATGCTGCCGATAGTGCTGCCGATAGTGCTGCCGATAGTGTTGCCGATAGTGCCGATAGTGCCGATAGTGCCGATAGTGAAAAGACAGAGGGCGGTTCAAGGGTCCGACCCAGGTCAAAGTCAAAGTCAAAAATGATGAAACGAAAACGCACCACATTAAAGCGTAAACCTCCTACATAATTGGCGTGCCCCGCCAGCAGTTCTTTTATTCATTATTCATGTTGTGCGCCCGCCCTTCTGGTTTGGAGTTGGAGAACCGGGGTGCGATGCGGCGAAGAGGCCTTGCGCGTGTGCCTGTGCCTGTGTCGGAGTCGGATAGCTGCGTTCACGCCGAACAGCGTCCACGGCTGCGGTGGGCGGTCGTGAAGATAGGGGCGATACGTGTCCCAAATCATGTTGCGGTCGCAAAATGCGTCCTTGTAGAACCCCATGCCACACGAGCTGCCCCAGCGCCCCCACAGCTGCATGCGCTTGGCCGTGGCAGTGTCTATCGCCATGCCGTCCACCGCCCCGCGCGGCTGGAACGGTTTCGGGCGGTCGGATTGCGACATGAATTCGCGCGCGTCCAAGTCATAATGCGAGCATGTAGTTCGCGAACACGGATTGATCTTGTTCAAATACACGTCGTAGTGGTCACCGATGAGCTTCTTGGCGGTTTCCACGTCCAGACGCCCCTTGTGCTCCTCCATCATTTGTTGCAGGCGCACCCGGCGCGCGCCTTGGTGGCGGCGCAAATCGTCCCACCCCGTGTTGGACGACTCCAAGTTCCGGATGCGCGGGTCAAACGCCACGTTGAATCCGATGAAGTAGCCGTTCTTGGTGCGCTGCACGTCCACGTACTTCAGTCCCAGTTCCAAACGCATGATTTCATTGGTGCGCGTGTCGCCAAACAGCCACGCGTTCGCGTAGTCCCCCGAATTGCGCTCGGTCAGCATGGACACGTAGTCGTCCAGCGAATTGCCGTACTGCATGGCGCGCCGAATGCGGCAACACACCGGATCCTTGTTTTCGTAGGCGTGAAAGCCGCCCATCGTCGTCTCCGTTCCAAACAAACCCCGACTCGTGACAAACACGTCGGTGCCCGAGTGAATGCCGCCCGGGAACGACTGCATCAGGATGCGGTGCCCGCTGCTCGGACGCAAGTCCATGATGACGCACGAGTACTGCCCGTTGATGTAGTTATCAAACGAGTTGTGCGCACACACAATCTTGCCGTCGGTGGTGTAGTCGCCCACCGCAATGAAGGCGCTGCACCGATCCTGGGCCCCGCCTCCGCCTTCCAAGCCGCCACTGGCCTTTTTAAAACCACCTTCATCCACAAAATCGGCATATATGGGTTTGGGCTTCAAGTGCGCATTGTGAGGTTCATTTAGCACGTCCGATATGTGTGAAAACATGTAATCAAAACTGACAAAGCAGTTCCAAAACACGATTTTGGACAGCGGCTGCTTGGAGCCAGCGGCAATCCCGCGCATCTCTTCGTAGTACTCCGGGAAATGCGCCTCAATTTGAGGACGAAAAAAGTCGTCGACCATTTCGCAGAAAAATGCAAACGTGCGGCCGTACTCTTCATACAAGAAAAAATCCAACATTTGCATGATTTGCGTGAGTTCGCGTGCCACCAAATGGCCGTGCGCAAATCCGCGATGATACGGTTCCCCATGAATGGAGAGATAAATCCACCCGTTAATGTCCTTGCGAGCACCGTTTATCTTCATTGAAATTATGTGGTGTGATATAACTGTGATATGACATATAATAAGATGACATATTATTATTTTCAAACAACCACAACAACCACAACCACAACAACCACAACAATATAAAAATCAGCAATGAAAATGAGTTAAAATAATCACATTATTAAACTACATGTATGTTAAAATACAAGATTTCAAATCAACACAACCAACGCAACCAACGCAACCAACACAACCAACGCAACCAACGCAACCAACGCAACCAACACAACCAACGCAACCAACGCAACCAACACAACCAACACACTCCAAATGAGCAGCATTCTGTATTACAGCAATTTTTGCGAAAAGTCCAAATCACTATTGCAGCGACTGGCCAAAGGCAAGGTTAAGGAAGGCATACATTACATGTGCATTGACAAGCGCATGAAAGGAGAAAACGGTGCATGGTACATTGTTCTGGAAGATGGACAGCAAATCATTCTGCCGCCGCACGTGAATCGTGTTCCCGCACTTCTGCTGCTAAATCAAAACCACGCAGTGCTTTACGGCGACCAAATAACAAATCATCTGAAACCGCTGGATGTTCAGCACAACAACGTGGCCACGGGATTCAACGGGGAGCCGTCCGCATTTTCCACGATGAGCGAGTTCATGGGTGGATTCGGCGTGATGTCGGACAATTACAGCTTTTTGGACCAAAGCAGCGAAGACTTGTCGGCAAAAGGCAGCGGTGGTCTGCGCCAACTCTACAACTACGCCACCATTGACTTCAATCAATCTATCAATTGTCCGGCGATTGAAGAAAAGCAAGCGCGCATTGGTCCAGACACCACACTGGAGAAGCTGGAACAAGAACGGAACGAACAAATCATGTATGCGCAACAGCAACAGCAACAGCAACAACAGCAACAGCAACAACAGCAACAACAGCAACAGCAACCACAACAACAACAGCAACAGCAACAGCAACCACAACAACAACAGCGTCGCTAGTGCACTACCATCGTTCCGGTTTGAAATGGACGTACATGTTGCAGTGCGATTCGCCCTCAAACGGTTCCGGACGACCGTGCAAACAAGTGGTGGATTCGTACATCACGATGTCCCCGTACTCCATTGTCACATTGTGTGGACGAAAATGATGGTCCTCAATGTACAGGTTCCACGGTTTATCGGACACGTCGTCCAAATGAATGATGGCGCTGATGATGTGCGTCCTTTTTTCGTCGTAGTGGTTGCCCAAATGGCTTCCGCGCAGATACTTGCGAATGCCGTATGTAGCGGTGTGCACCAGTGGCGACTTGTGTTCAATCCATTTTGTTAGGATGTCATTGAATGTGTCGCGCAAATGATTAAGCAGTTCAATCGGCGCATGATCCATGTTCAAGTGTTTGGACACCATGCCCGATTCCACCCCGTCGCGACCGACGGCTTCATCTGCCCATTGACTTTCATCCGCGTCGTTCATCCACTGTTTCACGGCGTCCACGCACTCCAGCCGCATGCGCACCTTTTCAAATCCAACTGGGTGAAACACCGGTAAAAAATGATTATCGCAAATCTCGTTTGGAATGCTCGGGTTGATTTCAGTTTCCTTGAACCACTTTGTCAAAATGTATTTTTCACCACGAATGATGGGCATGCCGCAGTGCGATGAAACCCGATTTTCCTTTCCGTGATCATGGACATTCAATGTTGATGCATGCGAATGCAAGTTGTTCCAAATCAGCGCGGTCCCCATTTTAGGCGCGGATGAATAAAACGCAATTGGAAATGACGTGCGACCCCCTTCTTCCACGTCGTTCAAGTAAATCATGAACGTCCATGTGCGCTGCCCGTTGATGGACAGATCTTTTTTCAACAGTTCGGGGTCAAAATAGTCGGTGTGAAACCGGAATTCTTGTCCCACTTCATATTTCTGCCCTTGAATTTGCTCGGCACATCGGTTGCTTATTCCGATTGTTTTGCAAATTCGGTTCTCCACTTCCGTGATGAACGGAATGCTGCCTCCAAAATGGCATGTTTTGCTGGTTCTGTCGGAATTCACAACGCGCTCAGTGGGTTTGGACACAACGTAAGTGGATGACGTGGTCAATTCGGATGAATTGATAATTGAAACGATTTTGGAACATTCCTCTGGTGTCAAAAAATTGTCAATTGTGTAAATTTCAAGGTTTTTCACATTTAAACGCTGCGCAGTTCCAAGTGCAACAGTGTTCTGGATGCGCAACGACCGCGTTTCCGGCGAAATGTAATCAATGCCAATTTTTCGTTTCAACAAGTTGTAACTATAACCCGCCTCAAGTGATTTTTGAAACATGATTTTTTTGCAATTGCCCAACGTCAAATTCAGGTCAATCCATTCTTCCCATTCAGACGCAAAATTTTCCATGTGATTTGTGCAAATGTAATTACAATACACTATGCACCGTGGTTTTGTTTAAATGTATTTTTAAAGAAAATGCATTTAAAATTATGGTATAAAATTATGACATTAATACATATAACCACACGCCCCACATCCGCCCCAACACAACTGCGACCATGTCATCGGACAAATCAATTGTGATGAAGGCATTTTTAAACCAGTTCACCGATTTTGTGGAGGATGTGCAAAGCGTGTTTCCAGAGAATGCCGACATTGACTCGGCCAAAACGGCGCTGTTCCTCATTAAGAAAACAAACCCTCGCATTTTAATGAACGCATGGGTCACATGCATCGTTGGTCCGTACAATGACCAAATAGAGAAGGGAGACATCGGGTTCTTCTTGAACAAGGATTACACGCAGGATTTAGAATACATGGGAAACGCGGTGATGCAAAAGGTGGACGCGCTGCGCGGCCCGGTGCGCGAAATGGGTGCCGAAAACCAGGCCAAATCCATGAAGTACATTCAGAATTTGACGAAGCTGGCGAAGCTGCACGGCGAAGTGCAGTGATTTGACGCAAGGTTGTCAAAATTAAATTTATTTATCTGCACAATACACATGCTAATGCCTAAAACACCTTCATTTTACGCGCATGTGCTAAATGCAATGATTGCATTGGTGGCAGTGTTGCTGACGATCAAGCATGGTCGCGCACTTCGTCCTTATGAAATCATTGTCGTTGCGCTACTGTTTTCCATCGTCATTGGTCTGCACGGCCTCTCACATTTGGGTTTAGAAACCGCGTACGGGTTTAATCCATTAAATGCCACAATGTCATAACACACTGATCTCATTAACATTTGTTCCAGATATTGATTTAAATAAAAGTATTTGAATTAATGCAAATTAACCAACTACCCACACATGTCTGATCCCGTGACTCCCGATTTCAAGAAAATCATCTCCGACTTTGTGGCCGACATTGCCACCGTGTTTCCCGAGCACAGTGATGCATGCGCCATGCTGTACGGCATGGACACGGCTGTCGTGTTTGAGCACTGCAAACGCACGTATGCTCCCCAGTTCTTCAACATCCTGTATCGCAACGACACCGTGCTGTTTGCCGAGCCCATTGAGCTGCTGCCCGGTCTAAATTTCAAGGCGCTCTGGGAAACGCCCGACATGAGCGATGCCACCAAGGAAGCCATGTGGAAGTACTTGCAGCTGGTTATGTTTTCGGTGGTGTCGGACTTGTCAGACACATCCACGTTTGGCGACGCCGCCAAGCTGTTTGAGGCCATTGACGAGAGCGTCCTAAAATCCAAGCTGGAAGAGGTGATGGAGCAGATGCAGGACATGTTCAAAGGCGCAGCAGCACCCGACGTTGCTCCAACTTTTGCCGCGTCTGCATCTGCATCTGCGTCCGCTCCAGAAGATGGCACTTCCCCCGACGGTGCGTCGTTTGATCCGAATTCCATGCACGAACACTTGAGCGGCCTGCTCGGCGGCAAAATCGGCAACCTGGCCAAAGAAATTGCCGAGGAAACCGCAGCCGAGCTGAACTTGGACCCGTCCAATGAAGCGTCGGTGCAGTCCGTGTTTCAGAACCTGTTCAAGAACCCGGGCAAGTTGATGGGCATCGTGAAAACGGTGGGGCAAAAACTGGATTCCAAGTTGAAGTCAGGAGAGATTAAAGAGAGCGAAATCATGCAGGAGGCAAGCGATCTCATGAAAAAAATGAAGAAAATGCCGGGTGTGAACAACATGGCCGATTTGCTGAAAAAGATGGGTGGCATGGGTGGCATGGGTGGCATGGATGGCATGGCCGACATGGCAAAAATGGCCGCCAGCATGGGGCTCGGAGGAAAACACGGGAAATTCAACATGGGTGCCATGCAGAGCCACTTGAATCAGAACATGAAAACTGCCCAAACCAAGGAGCGGCTGCAGCAAAAGTTGGAGCAGCGTCGGGCTGCAATGGTGGCAGAAGCGCAAAAGGCAGCACAGGCAGCACAGGCAGCACAGGCAGCACAGGCAGCACAGGCAGCACAGGCCCCTCTCGTTTTTAGCACTGGTGAAAAGGTTGAACGCACGCCAAGGATTCCCACTGCGTCATCCGATGCAACCGCAATTGCAACCGCATCGGAACCGTCCAAAAAAAAGAAGAAGAACAAGAAATGAATGTGACCCAATGAAATCCAAAAGAATAAAGAATGTGTCAATATATATAAATAGTTTCAAATTTATATATATACATCATATATCCGAATCACGCCTTGATTTTAATGACTGCATTTTGGTTGCAAGATCCAACGGTGTTGTTCAATAATGCGGGCATCACACAAATCATTCCCACTTCCGACATGAACCGCGAGGCCCGATTGAATGCAATCAGTCGGCTCATCATTGTGCTCTCTCTGTTGGGATACGCATTCACGTTGTCATACAATGTCCTTCTGCTTGGAGTAATTTCTTTAGGAGTGATTGCGGTTTTAAACACCGCCACCGAAAAAAGCAGAAGCAATGCAACGGTAACAAAGGATAAAACGGAGGGCTTTTCAAATTACGCCAACTACAACACGGGGCGCCGACGCAAAACCGTGGATGTTGTGGCCGCCGCGCCATCGCCCTCCGGCCTCACGTTTCAAGCGCCCACTCCGCAAGACCCTCTCATGAACGTGCTACTCACCGACATTCAGGACCGTCCGTCCCGCCCCGCGGCCGAGCCCGCTTTCAACCCAAAGGTGGAACGCGACATTAACCAGTCCGCCCAAACATTCGTGGTGAACGATTTGGCCGGCGACAACGGCAACAGCACCGATTTGGACGACCGCCTGTTTCGTGATTTAGGCGACAACTATGAATTTAGCAACTCCATGCGCAACTACTTTGCCACTCCAAACACCCGAATCCCCAATGACCAGCACGCATTTGCCGAATTCTGCTACGGATCCATGGTTTCATGCAAAGAAGGCAACATGATGGCTTGCGCCCGGGCCAACCCGGTGCTTGGCTCCATTACAGGTGCCCAGTAATTTCAAAATTAAAAATAAAATATATCCGATTAATTATATATTGCACATATATACAATACATAATTACACACAAACCCAAGGATGTCGGCATTTGTGAGTGACTACACTTTTAACAACTTGTCTCGCATTGGCGAGGACGGCTGCAGTTTAGGGCAGCGCGGCATTCAAAACGTGGAAGCTTCCAACTACATGCTGCAAAATTTCTTCTCGGACGACTGCACCATGAAGCGCCCCATTGAATTCGCCACGAGCCAACCCAGCATCAACTTTACGGGCGGCCATCAAGTCGGCGCCGGTGGCTGCAACATTGACACCAACTCGCAGCTGCTGATCGGCGGCAGCGCGTTGACCCACCCCCGTTGCCGCATCAGCCTGTTTCAACGCCCCTTCGCCACCGTGCCGTTCCTGGGACGCGGGCAGTCCAACCCGTATTTGGAATCACAGCTGCAGCAGGGCGATTACCTGACCAACAAGCGCAGCGTCAACATGCTGTCCGAGCAGACGATGTCGTCCAACTACCCGCTCATTCCGTCCATTGCGTCCACCGTGACAAATCCGGCCAACCTAGTGGAAGGCGTGGCCCAAGACGGTTGGGTGCGCGGTGGCGCTTCGTCCCGCGACATGTTCTACGGCGACGGCCACTGCAATCAATGATGAATGAAACAATTGAACTAAAATGATTTAAAACAAAATCTATCAAATTTGTATTAAATTGATTACCCCCTCTATCACATGTATAAAACCAATTTTGTTTGCACATACAAGGCATTTGAAACCCTGGAAGACGACGAAGTCAATTCAGACATGCTGTATCAGGCCCAATTCCTCCAAGTATTTGGAATCACTGAATACAACAGTGACGCCATAAACGCCGGATTGGAATTGATTAAGACGAAGGCCAACCAAGTGTCAGAACTGCAGGCGCTGATCATGCAGCACCCATTCAGCAACTGCAACCGAGAGAATGAGTCGGAGAATGTGTGCGACACGCAACACATTGACATGATGCTGCCATTAATGTTTTCTTACCCATTGCTGGACGTGTTCCATTTGTGCTTGATTGATGCATTCACTTCTGCAAACATCACCAAAGAACACATGGACAGTGTGTTGCAAGAGTATGCAAAGTTAATTTGAATTAGCACATGTGTAAAAAATATAATATAATGATAATAATAATTCTCCCCCAAATGGCATCCACTAGGAATAAAAACACGTGCTCAAACTATTGCCTTGAACAACGCATTACAACGCAGTCACTGCATTATTGGGAATACAAAAACGGCGCATCGGGTGCGGCATACAGTCCTGCCATTCCATGCGTGGGCATCATGCCGAGCCAGATGCCGCGAGAAGCATTCTCTCACAATTCAGTGGACATTGAGTCGGCCTTGTTCGGAATCAACTCCACGAATTTAGTGGAAACGCAGAAGCCGGTTGTTCCTCACCTAACCAACCTGCCCGAAGTGTCATTTTTCGGGCGCATGCAACTTGTGATGCCGGATCCGCTCGTGGTGGAAAAATCACAGCGGCCGTTCCCAACTCCGAACTAGACAAGACAACCTGATCAAAACGATGCAGCATGATGCGATGAGAACAATTATAAAATTATATCTAGTAATTTTATAATCGGTTTGAATGTCAATACAGTTCAATCAATTGAATGGAACAAGGGTGAGTGACGCCAGCGGAAACACCACGCTGGGATCGTTTAGCTTGCAAGGCGCAGAGTTTCAGCGCGGATTAAATAACACCGCCATTGGATACGGGGCAATAAAAACCAATGCCCCCTCGGCTCAACACAACACCGCCATTGGATTGAACGCACTTTCAAGTAACACGGGCAGCAACAACTTGGCAATCGGAGAGAATGCGCTCTACAATTTTCCAAACCCAAATCCGAATCCACCCCAATCTGGCAATTACAACGTGGCCATCGGCAACAATGCAATGCAATTCAACGCGGTTGGCAACCAGAATGTGGCGGTTGGAAACCAAGCGCTTAACAAAAACAGCACGGGTCACACGAATGTGGCCGTTGGAAATCAAGCGCTCAGCAACAATGTCGGAGGCCACATGAATGTGGCCGTTGGAACCCAATCGCTCAATAATAATAGCGCCGGGTTTCAAAATGTTTGCGTTGGCATGGGGGCCGGATATCAAAACACAACCGGGTCAAACAATGCAGCGCTGGGACACAACGCCATTCTGAACAACACGACCGGGTCGGACAATGTGGCGGCCGGCGACGGCGCACTCATTGCAAATCAAACGGGCAACAGCAATGTGGCCGTGGGCAATGCTGCGCTGCAAGCACATGCCAGCGGCGATGGAAACATCGCAATTGGCGAATTTGCTCTGTCCGTCAGCATTGCGGGCAATGACAACGTCGGCATTGGGCGTCATGTTTCAACCAACAACAATAGTTCATGCATTTTGCTGGGAAATCACGCCCAAACCATAAACAACAATGAATTTGCCATAAGTGGCATCAACATGATTGGCCCAAGCCCTGCGATGACAACGATTGCAGGATACATGCCAATACGGTTTAATAATTACAACATAGGCAGCACGCCCGGCACCCCTTTGACACAGTATTACATCCCGATTTATGCGGCATCCCTGCCAGCGCCGTTGCCAGTGCCAGAAGTCATTATTGCCAATCATTCTGAATTGGACATCGGGTCCGGAGGGGTGGGCTTACTGATCGGATTTCCATCGGGTTATTCGGCTGTCACTTCGGTTGTCATTGCAAACGGAGCAAACACGTACACGATTGCGGGAGCACCATCCCAAACTGGATATTACGTGTTTTATGAAGATAGCATATCTGCGTTTTGGCCCAACATTCCGCCGTCATATGCAAATTTGGCACAAGCGCCTGTTTATAGTCCAGGATTGTGTGGAGGACTTGTGTTTGGAAACCCGCTCACTTTCACGTACACCCTTTCAGGGGTCACTACAACCGTGACATACAGTCCGATTGCAAAATTGAGCATTGGCGATGGGTATCAATATCAACAATACAATGGACAGGCTGCATTCACTCCTCCAGCCTTATTTCAATGGGGCGGCACCGGAACTGGAAACACGGGCAGCGAGTTGTGGGGCGAACAAGTTGGAACCGGAACACAATCATATTCTCAATGGCAAGCGGCGGTCCCACTCAATTACCAATACAACAGCGTTTACAAGGAGTTGTATCCTTACACAAGTGCAACCGCGCTTGCTGCGCCAATGGGTTCACTCGCGTTTGGGTTGGGATCTCGTGCGATCACTTATCCATATTATGAACCTCGCATCTATTCATGGATTGTCAATTCAACTGCGCTCACGTTGACACCGGTTTTTGCCGGCCAAGGATTAACTGCGACAATTGGAACGACTCCGGGTGGAAGTGAAGTGTCCAACAATGCCTCAAGTGGAAACACAATCAATCTCCCTGTCGTTGTGCCATCCAACAAAAACACTCGTTATTACGTCACAGTTAAAAATGGCGAAACCACCATTGGATCAAACACGGCTGCAGTGCTGTTTCCAATTGCAACAACCCACCTCAATGGTGAAATCAAACTCAACAAAACAACCAACAGCATCTTGTTCGTCCTAGTCACAAACAAACCGATTCAACAAGACGGCGCAACTTACACTGCTTATGATGGCACCGGGAGTTTTTTTGGTGAAGTCACACTCGTGCAAGATGCAAGCAAACAAACTCAATATTTTATCCAAAATTACAACATTGCACCGCGTGAAGGAACGGTGTTTAACATTGCTCAGAAAATGATGCCCACACCTGCGCCCACACCTGCACCCACGCCTGCGCCCACGCCTGCGCCCACGTCAAGCCCAGATTCCACAATTGGGCTTGGATTTAATCCATCATCTCCTGTGACATATGAGGCCAACAAGATGATTCAACTCACAATCACAAACAATGAATCTTCATTCCCACTCTCATCGTATTCGGTTTCTACCAACAACTCAGCGCTAACAAGTATCATTACTCTCGCAGGTCCCACTGACGATGTAACGGGATACGTTGTTAAACTCCAACCTAACCAAACAGTTGCCAACTCAACCTCAGTCATAATTACGGTGACACACACGCCAACTGGCAAATACAACCGCATAACCCTGGTTATAAATCCACCGCCCACACCGGTCACACCCGTCACACCCGTCACAATCGCATTGTCATTTCCATCATCCACTGTGGTGTATGACGCCAACAAAACAATTCCACTCACGATTGCTTCTTCAAATCCTCCTGCTTCAATTTCATCGTACACAGTGTCCACCAATACCAATGATCAACTCATCAGCATAATAACAATCAATGAACCAACCACAAATGCATTAACTGGATATGCCGTAAGACTGAATGCAAACCAAAATGTGTCAACGCCAAAATCAATTATCGTGACCGTTGCACAACCCGCAAGCGGAAATTATGCCAGTGCTACCGCCAACATAACATTAATCATCTATCCTGTGCCAAATCCCACAATTGCCCGATGGTTTAGTGGCACTGGAACCGTTTATTCAGCCGACGCTGCCAACCAATCAACCGGAGCAGCAACCATGACACCACCTGTGCCAAGCGGCGATTTCATCTTTTCAATGGTTTCAAATGAAACGCATTTGTTTTACACAACCATGAACGGAACTAGTATTTTTCGCATTCCATTAGATGGATCAACTACAAATGCCACCACTTTTTATTCACAATCTCAAGGAGGACGATTCCTGACGGTGGGTTGCATTGATCTAACCTATTTGTATTGGATTGACATGACTGAAATGAACATCTATCGGGTGCCGTTGGCATCTGCATCATTGCCCGTTTCAAAACCAAGCACGCCATTTGTTCAAACCGGAATAACCAGTAATTTCACTCAATGGCCACAAGATTACACGCTGGTTTGCGCAGTAGATGCCTCTTACATTTATTGGAATACTCCCAACACTTCAACTTTATCAGGATATGTGGCACGTGCCAATTTGAATGGAACAATGTCAATCAACAACACATTCAAACTGGTTTCAAGTGATGTCACCACGTTCACGTTTGCAAATGAATTGGCAAGCCCAATTACTCGCAGTGGATTCGTCATTTGGTCCAACTATGCGCGTAATCAATTTCTGATTACTAATGGCGCGTTTTCATTATCTTATTATTCAGATGAGTTTCAGCCCGGCCCACCAAACAATATCAAAAGTTTTACATTCAGATACCAAGGTCTAATTGATGCATTCGGAATCGGCAGTCTTGCCGTAAATAATAATACCATTTATTGGGGATATTACACGCAAACTGGTAGTGGAAACATTAACAATAATATTAGTCGTGCAATTTATTTTGATAACAATGGTTTCAAAACAGACATGACACAACAAGATCAATCGGGTTGGATCACGAATCCACAGACATCAACTGCGTCCAATTCCAATCCAATTCAATCATTGTGTTTGACTACACCCGCGCCCACCGCGGTTACATTGGATTCCATATCAACTCTGCAACAAGGCTCCACCACTCTTCGCAATTTAAATGCGACTGTGTCAATTTTGAACAATCAAACATTGACCATTCCACAAGGCATCACAATTCAGATTCAAAATGGATCCACCCTAACAGTGGACATTGGCGGGTCAATAATGAACAATGGAACCATCACAAACGATGGAACCATCACCATCAATGGAACCATCACAAACAACGCTGGTGGAAGTGTGAATAATGTCAGTGGAACCATAAATAACAACAGTAACACGATCATCAACTATGCCAATATTACCAACACTGGAACATTCAACAATAATTCGGGTGGAAACATCACAAACAATTCCACGGGAAACATCACCAACACCAAAAGAACAATCACCAATCCCAATGATGGACAGCAGGTTCAACTAACCGGAATTTTCACCAATGCGAATGGTGGAATCATTAACAACATTGGCACGTTGGTCAATGATGGAGGAATTTTTGCAAACAATGGTACCATAAATGGTAACCCATTGGTGACACTAACACCTGCACCTCAACCGGATACAAGAATTGGGCTTGGATTTAATCCATCATCTCCTGTGACATATGAGGCCAACAAGATGATTCAACTCACAATCACAAACAACGAATCTTCATTCCCACTCTCATCATATTCGGTTTCTACCAACAACTCAACGCTAACAAGTATCATTACTCTCGCAGGTCCCACTGACGATGTAACGGGATACGTTGTTAAACTCCAACCTAACCAAACAGTTGCCAACTCAACCTCAGTCATAATTACGGTGACACACACTCCAACTGGCAACTACAACCGTATAACCCTGGTTATAAATCCACCGCCGAATCCAGTTAAATATGTTGGAGTTGGATCACAACCAGTGATTGCTACCTACAATGGCACAGTTTGGACCTCTGCTGCCTCTGCTGCCTCTCAATTAACCATTGCATACGGCGTGGCATATAATCCATCATCATCAAAATGGGTTGCCGTTGGACTAAACAACAGTAGTGAAGTGAACCGTCCCAGCGATGTGAGCATTATTTGGTCCAACAATGGCACCACATGGACCAAGGCGCGAAATGCAGAAATAATGCGCATTGGTAACGGTGTTGCATATGGTCAAGGACGATGGGTTGCCGTGGGTGCGGGGGCCAATACAATTGTTTATTCAGATGATGGCGAGAATTGGAACACAACCCCCAATACTACTGCCATTATGGGAGCAGGAAGCCCAGTAAACGGTGTGGCATATAATTCAACATCAACATTATCCCCCCTATGGATTGCAGTTGGTGGGGGGTATTTTGGAAACACAACATCCATTGCTTCTTCGGTCAATGGCATAAACTGGACACCGGTAGAAAATAGCACATCCATCTTATCCGTCGGAAATAGTATCGCCTGCGGCGAAAACCGTTGGGTTGCTGTTGGAAGAAATGGAGTAAGTAATAGCTCCATCATTTATTCTGAAGACAATGGCGGAACCTGGAACCCGGTGGTAAATAGCAAAAATACAATTATGAATGAGGGGTATTGTGTTGCGTATAATGCATTAGCAGCGAAAAAATGGATTGCAGGTGGCTCAAACTTTATTGCGTCGTCCGATGATGGCAAAGTGTGGACCCGATCGCAGTCTACGCCTTCAGGCCTTGAGTTGGGTGCAAATCCCAACAATAATGGTATACGTTCCATAGCTTATAATGTTGAGTTAAGCAAGTGGATTGCACTTGGGTTTGGAGATAAACACACCATGATTTCTTCAGTTAATGGAACCGAATGGGCCTTAAATGGAACGTTTTTTAACACTGGATATGGCATTGCTGCAAGCAATTATGTGCCACCGCAATGAATGTGCATGAAACATATGGTGTTGTGATTGCAGACCTTAAATTGCGCAAAAATCATTCAACCCAAATTGGCACGTTTGCGATTTGAAAATCATTACAACCACGATAAAATAAATATAATGATATGTATAATTATATCATTATTGCATTCATTCTTACATACATTCTTACATTCATCGCTGACATGGCCTTCACCCGCATTCACGACGACCCTTGCCGCATTGCCAAAGAAGTGCAGGAATCCACTGGCGCTGGTCGCTACCGACTGAACGTGCCCGGCAACGGCGACAAACCCTGTTACATGGAAGACCCCTGCATTCGGCTCCAAAGTTGGGGTGGCAACTTAAGGACCAACTCGGTAGAACTGGAGAATGACCTGCGCGGGCTTAGTAGACCATTGTCGCGTGACTGTATCAATTACAAGGTCAGCGCTGCAAAAGTGGGCGACGCCCCAATCCAGTATCCCACATGCACACCATTCGTGGAGCAACCGCGCGCCACCAATCCCGCATGGACCGCCCGCGATTTGGAGCAGCCGCATTTTTATTATTTGCCGCTGAACCCGCAAGAAAACGTGTGCATCCCGTTTCAGAACAACTTGAGCACGCGCATCCTGGAAAAGGACTACTGGATCAGGGAACCATGTTCCCCGAACCCCTCTTCCTCCTCCTCCTCCTCTTCCATCCCGAAAAATGTATTCACTGCACCGGTTTAAACAATTTTAACAATCTATTATAACAATGTATTATATCAATTGTCGCAATAATTGATTTTATGCTATGAATACACAGTCGAACCCATTTCTAACGACGCGCGGGTCAATGCATCCGCAAACACGAAAACGCGCCAAACGTCTGCCTTTGCTGAAAAACACGCACGTTTGTGGAAAGACGCATGAAAAAACGCTCGGAAATGAGCTGTCCGTGTCCATGGACACCGTGTTTGAATTGAACGAATTGACGCTTCCATTTTTCATTTCAAAATTCAACTACGCCAATGGGCTGTGGTTCAAATTCATTGTGATAAATCACAACTCCCGTCATCGCGTGTTTGTTTGCAATGGTTCGCTGATCACCCGACACTCGGTGGTTTACATTGAAGCAATGATGGATTTGATTAAGCGGAGCCAGAGAGAAATTGCAAATGCAAATGAAGACAAATTGATGGAACTGTATGACCACATCATTGCATGCAAAACGTCAAAAAAAGGGGTGAATGGTTGCCCCGGCATCAAGCTCGCGCAAGCCAAGTTCAGCGCCGAGTTCAAAAAGCATTTCAACTGCATGGAGGTGGTGTCCGCGGGATCGGGCACAGTTTTTCACGACATGGTTGATGCCAAAATAACCATATGTTTGAACACCAAATCCGGACATTATCGGCCAACCTTGAAACACATTGATTTAGCAAAAGAGGTGGTGGAAAACATTGTTGCCAACGCCCGCTTTTCAGGGCGTTTGGGTGAATACAAAATCGTAGTAACATCGCAATACAAACCAAGAAAAAGCACGTTGAAACGCGTGTTCGGCAAAAACGCGCACAAGCTCGGCATGTGCGTCCCCATCCCCTCATAAATAAATTAAAATAGTAGAGTGTAATTGCATAACCTGCCTGATAACCATCCAGATAATATGGCGTGCAAAAATATCACCGTGCGCAAGCGTGTGGGGAAGCAATACCTGATTCATTTTGCAGGAGGGGCGGCATTTGTGGTCCGCGTATTTGGCAAAGTGCTCACCGTTTACACCAGCAAATACAGTCCAGATATCACTGCCGACAAACAGGTGCACCGTGCCACTATTAAAAAACTGTTTGTGCCGTCCAGTTTGAAGCCCGGCGTCAGGTTGCCCGCTCGCACATTGAGTGGAAAACCGTTGAAGCACGTGTGCGACATTGGTTCAGCCGGAAACTCGCTGCTCGCGCACATAGGCGGTGATAACCACGGGTCCAATGAAAGCAACAATGAATTCAAATACCTTTACATCGGCCACGACGTCGTTGAGGTCATCCTGGATGAACCAGTGGAACAGTATTATTCTGAACTGATGTCGGGGTTTGCCGGCAATCCATATTTGAAGGTGGCGGCTGATGCACCGCTGGCTTATGCAGTGACCAAACACTACGTGTACTTTTTTCACACCATGCAGCGGTTTGATCGCGATGCATTTCCAACCCTGCGAGACGTGGTTCCGTCCCTTAATCCCGTGGCCGACTATTCACCCGCCGTGAAGACCGCCATGCGAAAGACGGCGAAGCGAATCATTAAGAAGATTCTGGTTCCGTTCTCAAGTTATTAGCAATTGTCATCAATTATTATCAATTATTAGTGAGACGAAACGCAAATAAAAAAGTATATTCATATATTAGTATTTATCATTGCATAATATATTTACACAAGAACATGGCCGAACTCGCGATTCCTCTCATCGGATTGGCCAGTGCATATCTTCTGTCCAATCAAAAAAAGAATGGCGGCCCAAAGCCTTTAGCTGCTTCCACTGGATCGGCGTCGGCAACAGTGACGGAAGGCTACGTGAACATGGGCAAGCCCGTCAATTCCATGCCCAACGTGTCCGTTCCACCCGACAATTACCCCGTGTTTAAGCCCAAGACAGGGTACGACGCGAACGAGTACTCCAACTTCCCGAACCCCAATGCCGCCACAGACAAGTACTATGCGCAATCCGTGTATGAAGAAGTCGCCAACGGTGGCCCGGATTTTGGCGGTAAAACGCAGTTTGGGGATGCCTACCAGCAACGCCGCCAAGTCATGTCGCTGACGGGCAAGCCCGTGGACGCCACCGAATTTAAGCACAACAACATGGCCCCCTTCTTCGGCGCCAAAATCCGGGGTCGCACCACCGACGCCAACGTGCACGAGTCCGTGTTGGACACATTGAACGGCAGCGGCTCGCAGTGGGTGAGCAAAACGGAGGTTGCGCCGCTCTTCAAACCGCAAGAGAACTACAATTACGTGTACGGCACGCCAAACACGAGCGACTTCATGCAGTCGCGCCAAATGCCGTCCAGCAAGATGTCCAACGTGAAGCCGTGGGAGGAGGTGCATGTGGCGCCGGGTCTGGACAAGGGCTACACCGACGCCGGCAGCGGCGGCTTCAATTCCGGCATGGATGCGCGCGACAAGTGGGTGGACCGCAACGTGGACGAGCTGCGCGTGAAGACGAACCCCAAGCTGACGTTCGGGCTGGAAACGCACGAGGGTCCCGCTTATTACTACATTCAGAACGCGCCTACCGCCGCCACGCAGGGCAAGGTGGAGAAGTACCTGCCTGACACGTACTACTTGAACACGCCCGACCGCTGGCTCACTACCACCGGCTTGGAAAAAGCGCAAACCGCGCGCCCCATTGAGGCTGACCGCTTCGTGAACCGCCCCTCCACCACGGCGGAGTACTTTGGCGCGGGCTCGGAGCAGAACGGCGCGGCCACGTATGCCGCACCCGCGGTGGAGCCGTCCAAGCGGCAGCAAATGGATCCCAGCAAGCATCATGCCATCAACATGGCCGCATCAGATCAAAAGCCCGCTTCCGTTGCCGACCACGGGCGGCTGGGGTACAAGGTGCTGCACAACAACCGCAGCACCACCGCGCATGCAGTGGCCCCGGGTGGCGTGTTTGGCGCCATTCGCGCCGTGGTTGCGCCGTTGTTGGACGTGGTGCGCCCATCGCGCAAAGAAAACACGATCGGCAATCTGCGCTCCTATGCGAATGCAGGCACGACGGTTCCGGCTGGCACGGTGTTTAACCCGGCCGACCGTTTGCCCACGACAATTAAGGAAACCACAACCACGTTGCTGGATTTCAACCATCTGAACTTCGAGCGCCAGACGAACGCGGGTTACCAGGTGGCGGAACAGCAGCCCGTGGACAACCAACGTGACACGACCACCGACGTGGAGTACATGGGGTCGGCGGGTGGCGCAGGGGCGCACATGGGCAACCAAGTGTACAACGCCGCTTACAACCAGCACAACAACTGCAACAAGGTGCAGACGTCCTGGACGAACCAAGGCAACATGAATCTCATGAGTCACGACGCGAATGTCAGCGTGCGCAAACCACACGTCTGCGCGTCCAACTACGTGGGCGCCGCTGCGCCGGGTCCGAACACCGTGAACATGCCGCCATCCGTGGAAACCTACGGCAAGGCACGCATGCCGCAGAACTACCCGCGCAATGCCATTGAATGCGAGCGCATCAACCCCGAGATTTTGGACGCCTTTCGCAATAATCCGTACACGCAAAGCCTTCACAGCTACTGCTGCCGCTGATCAAACCATGATGAAATGTCAAATAATTATATTGGTAAATATATAATTATGCAATTGTACGCTTGGGACCTTGTCACCATGAAAACCATTGTGTTATTTAGCATCATTGCAATCGCAGTGTGTGCGATTGTGTTATTACTTCCTTTCAATGACACCAATGTGTCAGAGGGGTTTGACAATGATGACCGCAAAAAGGACCACGCCAACCTCAACCACCACAGAGAACCATCCGCAGCAGGCCAGCACAACACATCTAGCCACGCCGGCAGCGCCGATGGCAGCTCAGACCATGACCATTTGCTGGACAATCTGCTCCGAAAACACGACAAGCTGGCCGAAGCGTTTGAAAATCGCGATGCCAACGGCAAATCAACCGGAACTGCTGTCTCGTCAACCACCACGAAGAAGAAGGGCATCGCAACCACGAGTGCCAACTACAAGGGCGGCAATGCGAAGATTCCCGCGGCGGGTTGCAACAAGGACACATGCGTGGAAATCGGAAAAACTCAATCCGTGTTTGACCCCATGGCAGCAATTGACGGCAACTGCGTTAATCCCACACTGCCAAATGGTGAACCGGATTACAGCACAAAGTACTGCTCTGCGTTCCAACCCAAGGGGGATGGTTTCCCACAAGAATGTTTGACATGTGGTTACTACACGTACACAGCCGATTGCACAAAGTATGATGTTCCTAATAACCCTGACAAATGCCTCCAATATGGTGATTACAAATATCAACGTCCCGACGGGACCAGTGAAAATTACATGACATGCGATGCGGATGACGACACCGTGTGCAAATTGTTGGCACAACAAGCTGGTGGCGGTCAAGGCCAAGGCTCATCCGGTCCCATTTGTTCAGCAAGCACTTGTGGACCGAAACCGGTGACAGTTGACGGCACACAATGCATTATTCCAGGATGCGTGTCCAATGATGGCGGCATGTTGCCGTACCCCGATGATTTTTATGGCAACATAACCACAAATCCGTGCTATCCAATCAAGGACAGCACAGGCGCAACGAATGGTTTCATGTGTCCGGCAATCACATCTGGGGAAATGTATGACATGGGAGGCGGGTCCACTGATCTGTGCTACACCACAAATGGGGTCGTGGATCATTCCAAATTTTTTAAAATAGACACGGTGTGCTCCAACGACAAGCAGAAATCACAGCAGAAGTTTGTTCCTGGAAAGGATGCCCCAATTGGCGATGACACCATCCAAAAGCACCAGCACAGCCATGCCGGTGCAATCAACGTGTATCACCATCACATGTACAAGGGAACCAATAACAGCAATAACAGCAATAACAGCAATAACAGCAAGAGCGGCAATAACAGCAATAACAGCAAGAGCGGCAAAAACACATACATGGAACCTGTAGCAGGTGCAGGGGTTTTAGGGTTTTTGTGATGATTGCACTATTGCATGAGTCCCATTATGTCTGTCTTATTGATGTGCGTCTCCTTCGCAATGATTTTCAAAATTTTACGATGAGCGGCGTCGTCCTTCTCAATGTTCTTGTACAACTCCTTGCAAATGTTCTGATACTCCATGTGCATTTTTTCCTTGTTTTCCCACCCGGGATGGGCTTCCATCCAATCCTGTATGACGCGTGTCTGATAGCACGACGTCATGTAAATGAACTTTTTCACGTGCTCATGCATGTCGTCTTTGATCCATTCGTCGCTTTTAATGTACATTGTCTCGCGTTTGGCGTCCGTGCAGTGGATCGGCCGTTTGTGCACGTCCATGCCCTTCAAGTTGTTGGCAATGATGGAACCCACACCCTCCACAATTCCATTTGTTTTTGTAAACTCTAGGTCCTGCAGCGTGATTTTCAGCGTCTTCATAAAATCGCTCAATTTGACCGCATCCTTGCACTCCGTGTTCAAAAACACCTGCACGTTGAACTGATTGTTGTGAATCGTGTTGTGCGTATTGTGCGTGGTTGTCACGTGTGCCACTTGCGCGGGTTTTTCTTTTATTGTTTCAACAAACGTAGCGAACATGTCTTTGTGAATTTTTATCATGGTTTCCATAAACTGCCTCATTTCGCCCGTCTGTGCGGACTCTTTTTTTGAATTTTGCATATGTTTTTCAGTTTCACAATGCTGCACATAGTGGCTCTTTTTATTGCAGTGATATTCGCATGTTTCGCAAATATACTTCGGTTTAGAGTTTTGCTTATGCTTTTCAGTTTCACAATGCTGCACATAGTGGCTCTTTTTGTTGCAGTGATATTCGCATGTTTCGCAAACATACTTCGGTTTAGAGTTTTCAGCATCCATTGTAATCAATTTGATAGATCTGCATATAATGAAAATATATTAAATGTTATGCTTTAAGCATTTTCGCAATGATCAAATATATTGCACACGATAATAGGATCGGCCTATAAAATAGGCTAAATAGGCTTTTCCCTAGATGAGAAATGACTATTTTAGCCTATTTTATAGGCTAATTTTAGGCTCATGTCCCAAAAAATGCACGCAGTTTGGTGCCTTTTTTTAAGTTTTTTTTGGACCAAAAATTCACCCCTCGCGGTGCCTTTTTTTAAGCGCTGCATCATGCTCTCGTTTTTTACTATTTTATACAGAGTTTAATTTTGTTATTTTTCGATTCGAATTTGCACAAGAGTCGAAAAAATTTTGAGAAATGGACATAAAAGGTATGTCCAAAAATGAGATCGACGAAACACTTTTGGGAAAATTCGACGCGCACTAGGTAATTTGCGGAACTTTTTGGGACGCACGCGCGGCACACCATATGTGCAGCGGCGTTATTGAATATGTCGTTTGTCGCAAATTCATCTAGAGAGAAATTGTAACATTTAATTCTTCATTATGTCGGCGAATATATTTGTGAATATCTCTCGTTTGGTATATGGAAGGAATGAATTTATCCATAAAAAGGGCTGCGGCTGGTGCCTTTTTTTAAGCTGCAGTGGCGACTAAGCCGACGCCCGGCTTCCTCCTCTCTTCATTCATAATGTTCCCACACCACGACGGGGCCGCCGGAGGGCCACGCGGCGAAGGGAACAGCCTTGCTGGTTGACTGCGGCAGGACGAGCAGCCGTTGCAGGGCGGCTTGGCGGCGTTCCAGCGGGGTCTGGTTTGCATCCGACCGCTCGCGGCGCGTGAGCTGCTTGAACCGCCATTCGAACTGCAGGGCGGCTTGCCATGTGGGGAAGCCGGTCACATGACATGCGCGGCGCCAGGTTTCGCCACGGGCCACGCGAGCGCCGGTTGCGTGCGCTCCGCCGGCTAGTTCCTTGTTGTGCTGGCGCAGCCTTCGTTCCAGGTTCACGGTGGCGCCCACATATGTTGCTTTTTTGCAGGACGACTCCAGCAAATAGACGAAGAATTCTTTGGCATCGGCGACATCTTCTTCTTTCATGGCATCCACGACTTCGTTACCTTGCATTGTGTTTGGATTGTTTGGATTGTTTGGATTGTTTGGATTCCCTTAATGTATGCCATGTTTTTTTTTTGGCACTCCAAATGCGAAAAAATTGATTTCATTTATGCATTACGATAATCCAACCCAATCCAACCCAATCCAACACAATCCAACACAATCCAACCCAATCCAACACAATCCAACACAATCCAACATAAATGGCAGAAAATGAAATGAGAGAACTCAACAATCTTCGGGTTGAGTTGTCAACGCTGAAACAACAAATTACCGATGTTCAGAAAAAAATCAAAGAGATGGAAGTGAAAATTTACACCAAATGCGACCATGTTTGGACAATTGACCGAACCAACGTTGGAGAACACACCGAACATGTGTGCGTGCACTGCAACATGCCTAAGACCGTTTGAATCAACGAAACGCCTTGATTCAAAAATAAAAAACTCTTTTTTATTCATTTTTTATTCATTCTTTTTACTTTTACAGTTAACGCGACGCGTCATTGCCAACGCCGTCAGTATCGGCTGAATACCTCATCTGACATAAACGCGCCGTCGGGTATTTGCGAATCGGTGTGATGAGGGGGCGTGTGAGGAGCACGAGGCGTGTCATGCTCGTAATGCTGCGGCGTCTCGGACATCGCGATGTCGTGATGGTTGAACTCGGTGCTTTGAGTGTCGCCCGAGACGCAGCGCCCGAGCGCATTACGGCAAACCTCGTATGCCATCGGCGTGTTTGCCGAATCGTGCTGAATGGAGTGCACGCGATCCAGACCGATGTTCTCCGCGTTGCGCCTTGTGGTTGGGTCTGACCCAATGAAGAGCACAGAGTGCATGGGGTTGCGCCTTTTGTTGTCGGCAATCATTTCGTTGACACTGGACTGCGTGTGTAGCTTGGAATCGTTGTTGTCACCGTCGGTGAAGATGTAAGTCGTCGCCGGAACTCCTGCGCTGTGCTGGTTCATGTGGTTAATCGCAATTGCGACGGCATCCCACATGGCAGTCATTCCATCACACAGCAAATCATGCATGGTAATGGGCGTCACTTCACTGATTGGAATGACAGGGCCCACTGCAATGTTGTCGTGCGACGAGAATTTGATCACGCGAACGGTTGCCTTGTGTTCGCATGGTTCTCTGTACCGCTTTTTCATGTCGCCGAAGATTTCGTTGATTCCGGTTGCAACTGAGATGCGCTGATGTTCCATTGAACCACTGACGTCTTGCACGATGGTGACATGCATGTCCTTCACGGCAAGCGATGGAAGCTGAGATTCGTCTTCTTCGCCTTCAACCTGAGGGACAGGGACAGGGACAGGGTCTTCGGCGACAGGGACAGGGACTGTGTCTTCGGCTTCGGCGACAGGGTCTTCGGCGGCTGGGACAGGGTCTTCGGCGACAGGGACAGGGACTGCGTCTTCGGCGGCTGGGACAGGGACAGGGTCGCCGGCGCCGGCGACAGGGACTTCATCTTCCATGACGCAATAAGTGGTCGTATTGAATCTAGCAATAGTTGCAGGAGTCATGATCATTTCAATCGTATGTGGTCTTTGTTTTCGTAAACTGTTTTGTCCTGAGTTCCCAAAACAAGCTTTCAATTTTTTTTTAAATGTTTGTAAAATACTAAAATAATTGACTAAAATAATTGTTTCGTGCACATTTCATACACGCGCTTGCATGCACCCAGCGTGCTAATGCCAATGAATATCCACGATTGATTGTAAAAGTATTTGGAGATGTCCATCACTTGAAGCGCGTAAGAACACACCGGATTTGACACATTGAAAAATGTAACCACGTATCCATGCAACCCGGGCGGCGCGCAAAAATGCGCGTAGGTTTGCGCGGCGGCCCAGTGCAGTGATGCAAATGCAATGGGCGCAAACATGAACCCAAGCCCACGCATTTTCGGCATTTTTGTATTTTTATTGCATTGCATGATGTGTTATTTTTAATTACCTTTTCCGATTACACTTGTTGCACTTACAATTGTCATTAATTCGTCGCCGTCTTCGTTCCCGATCCGTGTTCAGTCCGCAAAACAGAATTGAAAATGGCACGGCGAATGCGCATGCCATAACAAATGCTTTGCTTGGTTGATTCCATGCGCATTTACAACGAATTTTCAATTGTTCAATGATTTGGATTGTCGTTTAAATTTGAAATTTATTAATTTGCAAATATATTATAAACCAATCAAAACATGTTAAAAACATCAAAAATTTACGTTGCAGGACACAATGGATTGGTTGGAAGCGCGGTATTGAGACATCTGATGAATGATGGTTACACCAATCTCATTTTCAAATCATCAAAAGACTTAGATTTGACGAATCAACGAGATGTTAATTTATTTTTTGAACAAAATGACATAGAATACGTTTTTTTGTGCGCTGCCAAGGTTGGAGGCATTTTAGCGAATATGAAATATCGAGCCGATTTTATACACATCAATTTAATGATTCAATGCAATGTGATTCATTCTGCATTCAAACACAATGTCAAAAAGTTGCTATTTTTGGGATCAAATTGCATTTATCCAAAAATGTGTGAAATGCCAATAAAAGAAGAATATTTGTTGTCTGGGCATTTGGAACCAACCAACATGTCATATGCGATCGCAAAAATTGCAGGCATTGAAATGTGCAAGGCATACAATGATCAGCATGGATGTAAATTTATATCACTCATGCCAATAAATTTGTATGGACCAAACGACAATTATCATCCAGAAAATTCACACGTGATTGCATCATTGATAAGGAAATTCATAGAAGGAAAAAAATACAACAAGCCTTGCATTGAAATTTGGGGGGATGGTTCAGCCCGACGAGAATTTCTGCATTCAGATGATTTAGCATCTGCGTGCATTCATTTTATGAACGTTTACGATGGCGCGGAACATGTAAACATTGCAACCGGTGAAGAACATTCAATCATGGAATTGTCAAACATTCTTAAAGAAATAGTTGGCTATGAAGGAGACATTGTGTTCATTTCAAGCCAACCAAATGGAACTCCCAGAAAAATACTTGACACAACCAAAGCAAGCGTGCTTGGTTGGAAACCATCCATCAAATTGGCTGATGGTTTGAAAAAAATATGTGAGATGATGAAGGACACTTTTTAAATCAATTGGATTAAAACATTTCAATAAAATATATGTGAATGTTAAATTTAACATTCGCATTTGACGTTTGAATGAATCAAATTGTGTTTTCAAATAAAGCCCAGTCGCTGGATAGGGCAATCACTAATGAATTGTCGCAAAAATTAAAATTGCCAAATTCTGAAATATTTTACAATTCATCCCCGAATTCATGGTCTAAATTCAGCAACAAACCACAATCCACTGGATCAACCCCGTCACAAATCGCACAACTTAGACAAATTGGACAACATCCTGGACAACTTGGACAACTTGGACAACTTAGACAACTTAAACAACCCGGACAACAACCCGGACGAATTAGACAATTTGTACAACCACCGCAACCACCGCAACCAGCGCAACCAGCGCAACCAGCGCAACATCCAGAACAAACCATCATCGCATACCAAAGTGACTCCTATGTGGATGCAATTGAGACGTACTTCAAAAATTCAACATTTAATTGTCACATTGGATTATATGACACATGGCCAACAATAAATAATGCTGAAAAAGAGATATTGTTTAGAATATTGCATGCGTGCAATCTCATTTTTGTTGGAGTGTTTGTCATAATGAATGATGGCACAATAACTGGAGTTTCTAATATTTTGGATAACAATTTTGCAAGGTTGAAAAATTTAAATTTAAATCAAGTTCCAAAAAAATACATAAAGTTCGTGTTGTCAATGCATTATGATAGTCCAAAAACAACGCATCACACCACATTTCATGCATTGTGGAATCCATCAAATTACATGAACGAGCTACAGCACATCCATAATTTCAAATCATTTGACGGTTACTTATCATGTTATTCAGATTCAATTGATAGTTTTAAACATTCAATTACCAACAAACCCATAGTTGGCGTTTTGAATCACACCCTATCAATGCCAATGTACGATGTATCGGACACGTTTGATAATTTGACATGTTTTTATGCAGGGATCAATTGGGAAAGGCTAAATAAAGCTCACAAATCATTTCGCCAAAATGTGTTGCAGTTGTTGAAAAGGTTAGAACCATTTAAAATTGTCTCCATCTATGGGCCAAAATTATTTTTGGATGTGGATGTGTGGGAAGGATTCACGTCATATAAATGCGAAATACCATTTGATGGAATTTCCACAATCAATGAAATAAAGAAATGCGGAGCCTGTTTGGTGTTATCATCAATCAGTCACATTCAATTTGGAATCGCATCCAATCGTTTATTTGAAGGACTTGCAGCGGGGGTTCCAATCATATGCGATGACAATCCATTTATTAAAAAATGGTTTGGAGACAATGTTTTTTACGTTGACATGAACGATGACAATTGTCATAAACAGGTCGTTGAATGCATTGAATTTATAAAAAACAACAAGGAGATTGTCATTGAAAAATTAAAACAGTGTCGTGTGATTTTTTTGACCAATTTTTTAATGCACGAACAACTAAAAAAAATATTGACCACAATTGTGTGAATGATATTTTATCAAAACAATGTATATAAATACAATTCCATAAACTCACACATAACCACAACATGACACCTCGCATTGCATTTATTACCGGCATCACCGGTCAGGACGGCTCCTATTTAGCCGAGTTGCTGCTGGGCAAGGGCTATTTGGTGCACGGCTTGATCCGGCGCTCGTCCACCATAAACACGGTGCGCATTGAGCACTTGTTTCACAGTCCCGCGTTGAAGCTGCACTACGGCGACATGACGGACGGCGCGTGCTTGTACAAGATTATGAACGCCATCAAGACGGCGCACCCGACGATGGAGCGCCTGGAAATTTACAACCTGGCCGCGCAGTCGCACGTCAAAATTTCGTTTGAGATGCCGGAATACACGGCCGACACGGACGCGTTCGGCACGCTGAAGCTGCTGGAAGCGATTCGCAACAACGAGCTGGACTCCGTTGCCCGGTTTTATCAAGCGTCCACCAGCGAGTTGTACGGCAAGGTGCAGGAGATGCCGCAGCGCGAGACCACGCCGTTTTATCCGCGGTCGCCGTACGCGGTGGGCAAGCTGTACGCGTACTGGATCGTGAAAAATTACCGCGAGGCGTACGGCATGCACGCGTCCAACGGCATCCTGTTCAACCACGGCGGCGTGCGCCGCGGGCACAACTTCGTGGAGCGCAAAATCACGCTGGGACTCGGCAAAATTCTGCGCGGCGAGACGGACCGGCTCGTCCTGGGCAACATTGATTCGCAGCGCGACCTGGGCAGCGCGCAGGACTACGTGGAGGGCATGTGGCTCATGCTGCAGCAGGACGCGCCGGACGACTACGTGCTGGCAACCGGCGAAACGCACAGCGTGCGCGAAATGATTGAGCTGGCGTTCGGCATGGCGGGCATACGGTTGAAGTGGCGCGGCGCGGGATCCGACGAGGTGGGGTACGACGAGGTGACCGGCAAAGACCTGATTTTCATTGATCCGAAGTACTACCGTCCCACGGAGGTGGACGTGCTGTGGGGCGACGCGTCCAAGGCGGCGCGCGTGTTGGGATGGCGCCCGCGGACCTCGTTCAAGCAACTTATTGCAGACATGGTGCAACAAGATACGCAGACGCTGCATGTGGTCATTTAACCCCTTCGGGATTTGGATTTGTTGTGTTTATTGGTCTTGTGTCTGCGAACTGTCTTGATTTTGCGACCACCTCTGGATCGGCTTCGCTCGCGACGTGAATCGCGAGGTAAATCGCCATGATCTGTTCGTGGTACTACCCCATGTGGAAACATGTGCTTAACAAATATATTTGAAAGGGTGTAAACGACATTTTTACATGTTGTACCGGTTTCAAAAAATGACAACAAGTGGTTTAAAGCAATAAATCGTTGAATACGACGTACATCATTATGCTTATTCTTATCATGGCCGCCCATAAATATTTCTTCAAAATTTTTGTGGGTTTTTTTAATAGATACACGAGGTAAATGGGGAGCGGCTATCTGCATTGCATCAATGCAACCTACATGCATGTGTTCTTTTTCATACAATGGGTTTGACTTAAAAAAATCAGATACAGCAGAACCATCAAGTGATATACTTCTAAAATCATAATAGGATCCATTACGAATGAACCAAATGATGTCTGCCAATATATAGATGACATGTTCGGGATGGTTTGTTTTAATGATAAAATACAATGACAGAGGACCAAATGTGTGATGGACCATGTGTTCAAACATATCAGGTATCTTAAACATTTTGTCTAGGTCGGCTTCGGACCCAAATTGCATCTCAAATACATTCACCACGTGAATTATTAACTGGTTCTTGTAAGATTCAAGAAACGTTGGGTTCTTTTGTAAGTAATCAATGACACCTGCTAAATCATTAATACGGTTTCCTTTCATGGTACATACGGCAATGTAAAATTTTTTAAACTCATCAATGAGAGATTTGCTCAACAAGTTCATAAGCTCGTCCGAATATTGTTTTAAACTCACCATTGGATCAAGGAGTGGGTCTGGGTCTGGGTCTTGGCGCCATTGGGTTAATTCATCATGGTATTTTTTTTTTATTTCAAAGAAATGTTCGGTTATTGGACCAAGAATTTCATTGGTTATACGGGTTATACGGGGTTCTTTTTCTGTTGCTAGTTGTTTTTCTGTTTTGAATCCAAAATAACTCATGACACAATTTCACACGTTTATATTGTAAAGATATAAAAAAATAAATGTTGAAAAAATTGAATTAAATCATACCCTTGTTTGAATGATATACAAACAAAATCATTCAACTCAATCAAACCAATGTTGAAATCATTCTTGAACAAGAAGCATGCGTTGACTAATTTAACGGACGCGGAGTTTGAGGCGCTGCTACCGCAGCTGGCCGCCGAACTGGCGGCGCATGGTGTGCTGCGCGAAACGTATGCCGACGTGGATATACAGAAGGACTGGGCCCTATTGCTAAAAAAGGAAACAATCAACAACACAAGCAACAACCCAAGCACAACAAGCACAACAATCAGTGCAATGAACATTTCGGCCACCGAAGTGGCGGGGATGAAAGTGTTGCGAAAACACATGCGACACTTCCACGCCGTGCGCAATTACAAGGGGCACTCAGTGGAGTCGTTGTGGACGCAGCCGTGCTTGGAAAAGGCGCTGCGATTCAACCGCGCGCAGCACTCCACGCCGTACGCGTCCGAAATCATTCGCTCGCTGTCGTTTGCCAACGGGTTGGGCAAGGTCACTATGTATCGTCCGCTCATGGCGAAAAAGGTGGTGGCTTACTTGGCGGAAAAAGATAAACTAAAAGAGGTGCGCGTGCTGGACGTGTGCGCGGGCTGGGGCGGCCGAATGATCGGCGCCAAAAGTGTAGAAGGAGGGGGAGACAAAGGAGGGGGAGACAAAAGAGGGGGAGACAAAGGAGGGGGAGACAAGCTCCCCCCTCAAACCCCCCGCGCAGGAGACAAAGGAGGGGGAGGGGGTCTGAAGGTGCATTACACGGGCATTGATCCCTGCGCAAAGACATATGAGGCGCTGCGCGCCATTCGCGACGAGCTGATGTTGACTGATGTCACTCTGATTAACAAGCCCGCCGAGGTGGCGCTTCAAGAGCTTGATCCAAGTGTGACCTACGACATTGCGCTCACCAGTCCGCCGTATTACAACTTGGAACTGTATTCGGACGAGCCGACGCAGAGCGTCCAAACGGGCGGCTACCAGGCGTGGCTGGACACGTTTTTGAAACCGGTTATTCAAGGCGTCATTCGGCTCGGCGTGAAATACAGCTGCTGGAGCGTGAAAAATTTCAAGACCGACAAGAAGTACGACTTGCTGGACGATGTGATCCGGATTCACGGCGAGTACGGGTGGCGCCTTTTGGAGGACACAGTGTTCACGATGGCCAACAGCCGGCGCCCGGGACAAAAAGCCACCCCAAGTGAAGATGTCTCCGCCCCAAAAAAAACGGAGGAATGCACCTACGTGTTTGTTCGCGCGACATGATTTTAACAACGCTTCGCAGTTCGCTTACTTTTTCTATTATTAGTGCCGATTCTCTTGGTGCCGCCATGATGGCTCTCATGTTTTTGGGTTCTTCTGGATCTAACCAAGCGCTGTATCTTGGTTGCTGCGCTGGCGCGTTTTTTTATTCTGGATTTGTTTCTTGATGATCTAACAAAGCGCTGTATCTTGGTTGCTGCGTTCATTTGCACTTTACGTGCTTCACGTGCAATCCAACCCATCAAGGGTATGGGATAGTCTAGCCGACAAAGTGGGCATGTATTGAGTTCCATTGATGCTGCCACGAGTATGTCCACTGGATGCCATAATTGAACATCGGTGGTTTGATCCAATTTTAAACCAAAATGAAGCAGGTGGAATTTGGGGGTATTCGCACCAATCACCTCCAAACTGATAGGATCTTCCAGTTCTTCCAAAACGCCTGCTTGAATCAACTGTCTGTATTGTTTGGGGGACACAATGCAGAATGAATGAAACTCATGACTAAACACGGGCAATTCAACCGCGTGTTTGAGCCACGCGATTGATCCAAAATTTATTGGCATGTTATCCTTAAATTTCCCATGATACACGAGACCGTGGGGCATTGTTATTTTGCCATCCCCCGCCACATGGTCGCCAAATGATTCAATTTTACCCACGAAGTGACACGTCGTGCCGTTGTTGTACCTTACTGAACCGGTAAGATGGTTGTCATGCCAGATTCCGCTTGCTTCAATATTGGGTTTCCTTGTTATCATTGTGCCTTCGCCTTCCCGCTTATCATCTGCCCAGTTTCCTTTAAAGAGTGTGCCTTTCACATACAATTCGCCCGCACCACCGCGTTTACCATTAAAAAATTCTCCTTCATAATATCCAGTTCGGTCACGAACGAAATTTTTCATTCTGCCATGTTTGAAATCGCCCTCATCATAGAATGTTCCATCAAATTCTTCACCATTTCTAAACTTGATGTTGCCTTCCTTCTCATTCCCATTTGCGTGAAAAAATCCTGTAAATACCCATTTGTCACCTTGATGACGGGTGCCACTTATCAGAACACCGTCCTCCCATATTCCTTCAGTGCGTATTGTATCATTTTCATCATTGCATACAAATTCACCTACTCCGTGAGGAATTCCATCCTTAGTTTCCCCATGGTATAACCCGTTTATATCCATGTGTCTGTAAGGCATGCCATTACCATCACTTTTCGTGCTTTCCATTTTGCGTCTGCATATAATATATGCATACACTTTATTTGGGAAGAGCGCTGACAAATTTGCGGAGGCATTCTAGACCATGAATCGGCATGAGATACGGCATGACGGCCGATTTCAGCGTCCACCAGCCTTGTTTGCCCTGGAATGTGACCACCTTTTTTTCGCGCAGTTCGCCCATGAGTTGCGCCTTTGTGATGCACCACACTTTCCATTCGTGAAATTCCAATAGCGCCAGCATGGCAAACGCGTAGTCGTGATCAGGTTCCAGGTGCTGCCACCGGCAGTCGTCCTTTCCGGCCCATCGTCGGGCGCATTTGATTTCGCATTTGTGCCCCTCAAATATGCCGTCGTGTTGGCTGGACGTTCTTGGCGCCATTTGGAACAGTTCAGTCATGATTGATTCGCCAACAGAACCGAACGGTTTGGAGTCCAGGCTCACCAGTTCAACCACGTCAGGCGCTGCATTCATCCGAACGTAATACTGCGTCTGCGATTCTCTCCGTTTGTTTTGGGTAAATGCCTTGGTTTGTTTCCAGTTGTCAACCGAAAGAAAGAATGGACTGTCGCTGGTGGTACTGTCGCTGGTGGTACTGTCGCTGTTGATAGTGTCGCTGTTGATAGTGTCGCTGGTGGTACTGTCGCTGGTGGTACTGTCGCTGTTGATGGTGTCGCTGTTGGTGCTGGTACAGATACAAGGCGTGACGATGCTGGCGTTGTCGCTGCTGTGGTTTGATTGCATGTTTGGTGTGATGAATGAAAAACAGTACGCTTTTCATGCATTCAATTTTTTTTAAAATCACCAATCATCATCGTAGCCATAACAGTCGCTGTCGTAGTCAATAGATTCGCGAAAGGGAGAGCACTCGGCCACAAATTCAACGCGTTCCATTTCGCGCAGCTGTTTTGCAGAGAGGAGCCAGCGAATGGTGGCTGCATCCCCGTTTTGTTTCAGCTGCTGAACCACGCAAATGCCGGTTTCTTCGCGGCCGCCGTGTTGGCCAATGACAATTGCATTGTTGGCATCGCGACACTTGTGCGTGCTGAAGAAGACCATGCTCTTGGAATAAACATTCGGGTCAAATGGGAGGGGGAAGGAACCCGTTCGGACAGGATCCGTGGTCCAACGAGCGGACCCGGGACGTGCCTTGCCCGGGAACACATTTGCTTTTTGTGAAAGAAGCCAAAGCATTTTGAGCGGGAACGTGTTCTTGCGGCGACTGTACAAATGCGCACGCCGTAAATCGGGTTCCAAGTGAACGTTGCGTTCAAACAGCGCTTTGAAATCGGTCACCGTGCTGCATGCCACCAGCTCATCCGAACGCGAATGAATGAGACACCACATCATGTCAATCATGCTTTCCTTTATTGGATCTGCGTCTTGCGACAAGTCGGCATCTGTGCTAAAAGGCGTCATGTAGGAAACAACGGCCGCATCTGAAACGTAAAATCCTCGGGTCTGTTCATATTTGGAAACCGTGGTTTTCATTGGAGGGAGCAACCAGTTGTTCTTGGTGCGCCATTCCAACATGCGGCGGCCAAACACCTCGTCCGAATATGCGTGGTTTTTCCAAAACCCTGCACTTTCCCATTGTTGCATCTCGTCTCTTGTTTTGAAAACAGGAACCGCGCTTGGCGCATCGGGCCGTTGTAATCTGACCCACGTTGGCCTACATTGTGCCTCATCTTCTTTTTCAATTATGGTCAACGATTCTTGGGTTAATCCAATTTCGCGACTGAACCATTCTTGTTCTTGTTCCAATGGTGTGATTGGTTTGGCCGTTGTTGCCGTTGCCGTTGTTGCCGTTGCCGTTGTTGCGGTTGCCGTTGTTGCGGTTGTTCTTGGTTTTGTTGCCGTTGTTGCCGTTGTTGCATTGCGTTTGACGACACTGGCCCAGGACATTTGTTGATTTATCACCAATATTACATACACACCATTGCATTCCACTTTTTAAATCAATTTTCAAAAAAATGAAAACGCATAATCTAAAGCAAAACAATGTATTAAAGTTATTGCGATGACTTTAAAATAATACATCATTTTCTCTCGCATGAATGATCCCATGACAGCAACCAAACCCAGACGGGTTCGCGTGATTAAGAAGGCTCCTGCACCGCCGGTTGTGCCTGCGCCGCCGTTGGACATTCATGGAGACATATGTCAGAAGCTGCAGTTTTTCATTGAACACAAAAAAATTCCCAACATCATATTTCACGGTGTGTCGGGTTGCGGCAAAAACACGCTTGCGTGGAACTTCGTTCGTCGCATATACGGCAATGACAAGGTGGCGCTGAAGGATTATGTAATGCACGTGAATTGCGCGCACGGCAAGGGCATCCGGTTCATTCGCGAGGACTTGAAGTTCTTTGCGAAAACCAACGTGGATTTGAAGGACGGAGAGATATTCAAGAGCGTGGTGCTCCTGAATGCGGACAAGCTGACCACGGACGCGCAGTCGGCGCTGCGCCGCTGCATTGAGCTCTTCAACCACTCCACTCGGTTCTTCATTGTGGTGGAAGACAAATGCAAGCTGCTGCGTCCCATTCTGTCGCGCTTTTGCGAGATTCACGTGCCGGAACCGGTAATTGACGGCGTGCAAACCAACCTGCACACGCATTTGCTGCGCAAGACGTTTGCCGGATCGGCGCTGGACAAGTTCAAGCAGCAGCGCGCAGAATGGTTGGACAAGGCGGTGTGCTTTCAGCGAACGTATGGCGCGGACGACATCATTGAGCTGGCAGGGGAGCTGCACGAGCGGGCTTACAGCAGCATGGACTTGTTGCGGTGGTTGGAAGCGTCGGACATGTCATCCGATACCAAATTTGAGAAGCTCATTGCTTTTCAGAAAGCGCGCCACGAATTTAGGAACGAAAAATTGCTCATGCTGTTCATGCTGCATTTTGCGCTAGTTCGTTCCAATGACAGTTTAGAAAATATATCATTTATGTAAACCATAAAATCAACCATGGATGACTTTTCTCTCGCAAATTTACAGGAATCTCGCAACGAATGGTGCGCCCGACTGGTCAACATTTTGGCACCCATGATGTCGGAAGGGTTTCGCTCCATTTTTGACGAGGCGTGGAAGCTGTGCGAACAGAACAACGAGTCCGGGAAATATTTGATGACATTTCAGAATTTTCTCTCGCGCGTGCCGAAGTGGAATGCCACAATTATTGAGCAAGAGACGCAGCGCATTGTGGACCGCAGCGGGTGCGGGTATTTGTCGGATTTGGTGACGTGCGTGCACATCATTCAGCTGAAGAGCTTGACCTGCATGCGCGTGGGCAGCAAGCAGAAAAAGGTGGACATTGACGTGCCGCAGCTGAACGAATTCATTCACAAGGTGTATGTGCATTGCGCGCGCAAGCTGTACACCAACGTCTACTTGTTTGAACGCGGCATTCCGCCCCTGTCCATTCAGAAGAACGGGCGCGAACTGGAGATCATCATTAAGGAGTGCATTTTGGACAGCATCCGAGAGAGCATCCCACTGGAAATGATCCTGAAAACGTACATGGATGAAACCATTGAAGACCACATTGAAATTAAAATTAAGGAGGAAATTGTGTCGCAGGAGCCGGTGGCGGACGAACAGTCACATGCGACGACATCGGCCGCTCCAGCTCCAGACACGGCAGCAGTCATTGCTGCCGGAGGGGATCCCGGATTGGACGCGTTTCCAGCATCGTCCTTGTCATCCGATGGTTCAAACGCAACAACCGCATCAAACACATCAACGGCATCAAACGCATCAACGGCATCAATCAAGTTTAACGACATGGACAGCGCGATTGATGCAAACAATGCAGAGCACAGCATTCACGCTCCCAAGACGGAAGAGCGTTTGGAGCAGATCAGCAACGAGAGATACATGCAACGCAAAATGCAGGAAGAAGAAGACGATGAGGACGCCCTAGACCGGCTGCAGATCGGCGAAGACGTGCAACTGGACATGTTTGATGTTCAGCCCATTGAAGAACCATTTAAAAAGCTGAATTATGACGCACCCGAACTGGACGATATTGAAGTGCTTGCTTGAAACCGTTTTACACAAATTCGTAAAAAAGACCAAATGTTTCGTTTTGGTTAGTATATACTTTAGCAAACCCCACTCCGATGAACAGCAACGCGTACATTGTTAGCGGCATCATCGCCTTTGTGTTTTTGGTGGCCAAATTTGCGGAAATGCGATTCACCAATAACAAATCCGACGAAGAAGATGAACCGGCGGTCAAGCCGCTGAAGTTCTTGCTGCGCGACGCGCTGCTGGTGTACGTGTCATCGCTCCTAGGGTTTTACATCATTGCGCAATTTGAAGAGCATGCAGTCAGTGGCGGATCCGCGACCAAAGAGGTGGCCGCATTCACGGGTGGTCCGGACTTCTAAATCGGGGAACTACGTTCCCCGAACCCCTTCTCATCAGGCCCCCGACAACGAGAGGTTTGACGGCCTGCTGGACGCCGATGACTGCGTGCACTACGTGCACATGATCCCGTGCAATTTAACCACGGGCGAATACAGCGCCATGCTGGGCGACCCCTTATTCTGGCAGTGCTTGCTGGACGGCTTCAAATGCGAGCACGCGCTCATTTTCCAGTGCGACACACTGCTGATTAAAGGCTGCGACGCCGTAGATGCATTTTTTTAGAATATATTTCTATATATGTATTTCTTATTTGATTTATTCTTTATTTTAGGCGATCTTATTTTCGACGACTAATGCACCATTGGCGACGCTGACTGGTTCTCGGCGACGTGAAGAGGCGGGAAAAAACGCAAACAAACATCATCCAAACCATGTAAAAAGCAACAAAAAACAATGAAATTAAGAAGGACATGAAATCGTTAGGCATGAGTAAAATAATTAAGAATGTCATAATGACATTCTAATTATAAATTCAAAAAATAATATTTCAAAAATATTTTTATATTACATATATGCATAACCATAACACAATGTCAGTATTACTAACCGAGGACGAACGAAAAAAAGATGCATTTGTTACCGCAGTACTAAATGAGGCAGGGCATACAGATCTTCATTTGTATGATATACACAGAATGCTTGGTTATAAAACACATCCTCTTAATTCTAACGAGTTTCACCAATTTATATACAATGCAATTAAGACTAAAATGGAATTAAAAGGTTTGACATTTCCATCAAACGAAATATATGAGGCCATTGATAAAGTGAAGGCTAAAATTGCCAAAGGTGAACTGAAAATCGGAGGCGGGTCCAAGAAGAATTCCAAGAAGTCCAAGAAGTCCAAGAAGTCCAAGAAGTCCAAGAAGTCCAGATCCAGGCGCCATTAAAGAAGCGCGCTGCTGTTCATCGCTCCTAGGTTTTACATCATTGCGCAATTTGAAGAGCATGCAGTTATCAGAAAACCCACTAAGGTCAGCGCAGTATGTCCCATTGAGTTTTAATTATTAAAAAATAATTCATAATTAAAGCAATAATACAACAATACAAACAATACAAACAATACCAATACATATTCCCCATATATTTTGTCATGAATACCCCGGAGTGGTGTCAGTATTTGCAGCGGTATGCGGATCTGGGGGCGGACGCATTCCAGCACATGAAACACAAACACGAATCTCGCAAGTTCTGTGTGATAGTGGAACCGCGCCAGCACCCGAACCTAATTCCCGTGATTAAAAACTTCATGTGCTTGCTGCAGCACGCGGGATGGGGGCTCATTGTGTATCACGGACCGGACAACGAGAGATTTGTGAAGGACGGGTTGAGCCACGCTTTTCCGGACGACCGTGTTCATTACGTGCGCATGGCCCGGTGTAATTTAACCACTGGAGAGTACAGCGCCATGCTGGGTGACCCGATGTTTTGGCAGTGCTTGCTGGACGGGTTCAAGTGCGAACACGCGCTCATTTTCCAGTGCGACACGCTGCTACTAAAAGGCGGCGCCGCCATTGATGCGTTCTTGAAGTATGATTACGTGGGTGCGCCATGGGCTGATTATGGCATAAGTGCGACGCTGCGACCGAGATGTCCCTTGCAAATGACTGTGGGAAACGGCGGGCTCTCGTTGCGCAATGTGCGCGTCATGCTGGCCATTGCACGCAATCATCCTTATCTAAAACCAAGTGACAACGACGGCGTGTGTGTTCCCGAAGACGTTTATTTCGCATACTGGCTTAAGACGCATGAAGACGTGTATTGGGTACCAAGCAGCGAAGAAGCGAGCGCGTTTGCGATGGAGCATGTGCACAACCCGGATGCGGCGGGGCTGCACGCGCCGGCTCCTTCAAATGAGGTGAACGCGATGATTCAGGCGGCAATGAAGTAAGTGTAAAATTAAATATTGCATATGTGTATAAGAAATTCAATAAAATAAATCATGGGAAGTTCAGCGTCCACTGCTTCTCCACCTGGTGCGCCCACGCCTGCTTCTTCTGGTGCGCCCACGCTTGCTTCATCTGCTCCTTCTGGTGCTATTGCTTCTCCTCCTCCTCCACCTGGTGCGTCCACGCCTGCTTCTTCTGGTGCGCCCACGCTTGCTTCATCTGCTCCATCTGCTGCTCCGCCTGCTTCATCTGCTTCATCTGCTTCATCTGCTTCATCTGATAAAGAAGAAGAAATAATAGGTGGTTACAAGCGGTCTAAGAAGTCCAGGTCCAAGAAGTCCAGGTCCAAGAAGTCCAGGTCCAAGAAGTCCAGGGCCAAGAAGTCCAGGGCCAAGAAGTCCAGGGCCAAGAAGTCCAGGGCCTGAAATAATTGATATTATAAAAATCATTTAAAGATTAGTTGATGGTGTAATGCATCATCAACTAATAAGCAATAACCAAATCACAATCACAATGAAGAAAGCAATCGGAATTGATTTAGGCACCACGTATTCGTGCGTCGGTGTGTGGCAGAACGAGCGCGTGGAAATCATTGCCAACGACCAGGGCAACCGAACCACCCCATCGTACGTGGCATTCACAGATTCGGAGCGCCTCATCGGCGATGCAGCGAAGAACCAGGTCAGCATGAACCCGGAGAACACCATTTTTGACGCGAAGCGCCTCATCGGCCGCAAAATAGACGACGCCGCCATTCAGGCCGACATGCAGCACTGGCCGTTCAAGGTAATTGCCAAGGACGGCGGCAAGCCGCACGTGCAGGTGGAGTTCAAATGCGAGCAAAAAACATTTTCGCCGGAGGAAATTTCGGCCATGATTTTGGTAAAAATGAAGGAAATCGCGGAGAGCTATTTGGGCACCGTGGTGACGGATGCGGTCATCACCGTGCCCGCGTATTTCAACGACGGGCAGCGTCAGGCCACCAAAGACGCCGGCGCCATTGCGGGGCTGAACGTGCTGCGCATCATTAACGAGCCCACGGCGGCAGCGATTGCGTACGGCCTGGACAAAAAGGGAAAAGGCGAAGCTTCAGGCGAGCTCAACATTCTGATTTTTGACCTGGGAGGCGGCACGTTTGACGTGTCGTTGCTCACAATTGACGACGGCATTTTTGAGGTGAAGGCCACGGCTGGAGACACGCACTTGGGTGGCGAGGATTTTGACAACCGCATTGTGTCGTGGTGCTTGCAGGAGTTCAAGCGCAAGCACAAGAAGGATCCATCGGGAAACAACCGGGCGCTGCGCCGACTCAGGACGGCATGCGAGCGCGCCAAGCGCACCCTTTCAGCATCGGCGGAAACCACAATTGAGGTGGACGCGCTGTTTGACGGCGTGGATTTTGCGACGAAGATCACGCGCGCCAAGTTTGAGGAGCTGTGCATGGACTTGTTCCGCAGCACCATTGACCCGGTGGACCGCGTCATTCGGGATTCCAAGATTTCCAAGGGCAGCATCCACGAGATTGTGCTGGTGGGCGGTTCCACGCGCATCCCCAAAGTGTGCGCGCTGCTGTCCGAGTACTTCAACGGCAAGGAGCTGAACCGCTCCATCAACCCGGATGAGGCGGTGGCGTACGGTGCGGCGGTGCAGGCGGCCATTCTGACGGGCGACCAGTCCAAGACCATGCAGGACATCCTGCTGCTGGACGTGGCGCCGCTGTCGCTGGGCATAGAGACGGCGGGCGGCGTCATGACCCGGCTGATTGAGCGCAACTCCACCATTCCGTGCAAGAAGAGCCAGACCTTTTCCACGTACGCGGACAACCAGCCGGGCGTGTTGATCCAAGTGTTTGAAGGCGAGCGCCAGCTCACGAAGGACAACAACATCTTGGGCAAGTTCCAGTTGGACGGCATTCCGCCGGCACCGCGGGGCGTGCCGCAGATTGAGGTGGTGTTTGACATGGACGCAAACGGCGTGCTGAACGTGAACGCCACGGACAAGGCGGGCGGCAAGTCCAACAAGATCACGATCACAAACGACAAAGGGCGGCTGTCCAAAGAGGAAATTGAGCGCATGGTGTCGGAGGCAGAGAAGTACCGAGATGATGACGCCCGGCAGAAGGAGCGCATTGACGCGCGCAACGGGCTGGAGAACTACATATACTCCGTGAAGAGCTCCGCCACCGAAGCCAAGGACAAGCTGTCGGAGGAGGAGCGACAGACCGTGGAGGCGGCGTGCAAGGAGTCGCTGGAGTGGTTGGAATCAGCCGCGAACGATGTGTGCGTGGATGATTATGCGGGCCAGCAGAAAAAGTTGGAGGGCATTGTTGCGCCCATTGTGGCGAAACTTTATGGACAACCAGGGCAACAACAAGGACAACAACAAGGACAACAACAAGGACAACAACAAGGACAACAACCACCTTTTGGCAATGGTCCTAACATTGAAGAAGTGGACTAACTACGTTTTTAGAGCAGCATGCGCTGAAACAGGAACCACACGTCGTGTTTGCCCCCTTCCTCGCGGCAAATGTGAAAATTGGATTGCGTGTCTTTTGAAAACACACAATCGGTGATGATTTGCTGGTCGTCTTTTACGGTGCGCCCCCGGGACAGGTGCTGGTGCAGCTTGGCATCGTACGCGACGGCCCACCACTCCGCCTTGGATTTGTGCAGCATGAAGAACCCGCCAGCAATGAAATTATGGCGCGGATCCACCCCCTTGGTTTGCGTGGGATCATTCAATGTGTGAATGCAGTGCTCAATTTGGTTCCAGTCATTGTTGACGCAGCCGTAATAAATTTTGGCGGGATTAAGCACCGCAATTTTGGCGGGATTCGGCCATCCACGCAGCTGTGACATGGACAAGTCTTGCTTATTGCGACCCCGGAAGTAGCCAATGTCACACCAGCCGTAGTATTCCGTGTCAAAGTATTTATGGGCAACGGTTTCGCGCACAAAGTGTGCCTTTTCGGACCACAACGCATTCACCCGCCAATCCACCAACTCATTCAGCAGTGAATTTTTGGCGTGGTTGGCGATCCACATGTCTTTTAGCGCGTAATTGCGGAAGGATTCAAACGGCTTGATGATGACGCGAATGCGTGGATTGACGGCGGCGTACGCGTCAAAATCAAATGCAGCGCGACCGGCTTCATCCGTGTAAATTACGAGGTTGTATGCGCGCACGTTGGACAGCATGTTGCGGATCCATTGTGCATACACGCTGAAATCGAACTTGGCCTTGAATTGGTACCAGCACGTGGAAAACGTGATATTGACATTGTTCGCGATGAATGACATTCTCAAACTATGAAAAAAATAAATCCACGCATACTACAACATTGTAAAAAACATTTAAATTCAAACTTCAACTCAAATGTTTTCGGTGTATCAAAAAATAATAACTCCGGAATCCAGTCCGGTTCTGGGACCCATCACGGCAGTCAATGCAACCACCAATGCAACCACCAATGCAATTGGGCCTTTTTCATTGTGCAATTATTGCTGCAGCAATAGGAACGGCACTAAGAACGACAGCAGTGGCAACGACATTAATGAAAAGGACAAAAAACATTCACAAGAACCAGAGGTTTCAGATCTACCGGAATGCAAATACGCATTTGGACACGCCACGCATTACACATACAGCATAACAAGCCCCCGAATGCTGTGCGAGTTTGAAACGGGAACCCCCGCAGACCCATGATTCATTTCATTTTTTAAGTTGCATTTGAATGGGTTCCAGTCGGCGTCGCATCATCATTTGCTGCAACTGCTGTTTGTCCAAATCCAGCATGAGGTGACCGTAATTTGTGAAGCGCTGCTCAATGTCGCTGTAATCCTCGCGCTGCACCACGCTGAGAGGAGTGATCAAGAACCAGCGGTCCCGGCGCTGCAGTTCAAACCAGTGCCGGTCAATCGCGTAGTCCAGCTTCTGCGTGGGGCTGCGCATCAATTTGTTGATACCCGTGCGATAATTTTCAATGAGCGTGTCGTAATAATGCGATTTCACAATGTATGCCGTCGTGGTTTGGCAGCTGCTCACTTGAATGCACGCGTCATTCACGACCCGAAACGGCGGGATGTTGTTGCCCGCCAGAAGCGCCACGTCCCATTGCCGCACAGTGGACATGAACTTCGTCAGCTGCGCCAAAAACAGCGGCGCATTCGTGAACAGGACGTCGTCTTCACAAACCAACACATGGTCCCATCCGCGCTCTTTAGCAATTTGGATGCAGCGCATGTGGCTCATGCTGCACCCAATCGCGCCGTGCACCATGTGCTTAATGGCGTTGAATCTCTCTACCACCAAGTTTGGCATTCCATTGCTGGCATTTTTGAGCTCGGCCAACTGCGCTTCCACGTGCACGCGTCGGTCATTTCGCGACTCCAAATTAATATAAAGCACATTGATTATGCTTTCAAGTGCGCTCATTGATGATTCGTGTCTGGTTATTGGGTTGTTAATAGATATTATATTATCAACATTGTTTAAATTTTAAACATATCAAATTGTTTGTTGATCAAATTGTTAAAAAATTGATCAATTTGACACATTGCGCCCATCAATCGCAACCCCAATCGCAACCCCAATCGCAACCCCAATCGCAACATGCACACCATGTTCTTTGACGGCTGCAGCAAGGGCAACCCAGGACGAGCCGGTGCAGGCGCAGTCATATACGACGCATCACAAAACGAAGTGTTTGCCGAATCGGTGTTTGCCGGATACAACACCACCAACAACGAGGCGGAATATACGGGACTCATATTGGGGCTGAATGCGGCACTGAAACAGGGAATAACAGAGCTGCAGGTGCGCGGTGACAGCCAGCTCGTCATCCGGCAAATGCAGTGCAAATACAAGGTGAATTCACCCAAATTGGCACCACTATATCAATGTGCCGTTGCATTGGCATCAAAATTCGCCAAAATTGAGTATGAACATGTCTATCGGGACAATAATCAGCGAGCGGATGCGCTCTCCAACGTGGGGGAGACGAGCCCTCCCTAAGAAAGAACCTCTGATTTCAGTTCCCGTACCATTTTTTGTTCACTTGGGTCATCTCCGACGTGTAATCCACGTGCTGTCGTGAAATGTCACTGTAATCCGGTCGCTGAATCACCGAAGTGGGCACGATCAAATACCAGCGATCCACGCGCTGCAGCAGTTTCCAGTACTGATCCACCGCGTAATCCGGCTGCTGCGACGGGTTAGCAATTAAGTTTTTCAATCCCTGCTTAAAATTCGCCAAGAGCCGTTCAAAATAGGGGCGACGCACCAAATAAGCGGTGGCTGTTTGGCAGTTGGCCACGCGCACGCATTCCGACGACATTTGGCGAAAGGGCTGGTAGTTGTTTCCAGCCAGCAACATCACGTCCCACGCGTCGCCAAACTGATTCAAAAATTGGTTTGTTTGATGCACCAATTGCCCGGGATTGGTTATCGTGGCGTCGTCTTCGCATATCAGCACGTGGTCCCATCCGTGTTTTATCGCCAGTTCCATGCACGCGACGTGGCTCATGCTGCAACCAATGGCGCCGTCTGCGTTCCGAATGGCCGAAAAGCGCTGCGGTTGAAGCCCCAATTTTCGGAATTGTGACTCAAAATGGATGCGTCGGTCTATGCGCGAATCCAGGTTGATGAACAGCACATTTGTTATGTCGTGGAAATTTCTTATGTTCATTGACTGGGTCATTTTGTATGGTTTGTATGGTTTGTATGGTTTGTATGGTTTGTATGGTTTTACATATATTGCAATAATTAAATTGCTAAAATCAATCCAATTTGATGCCGTGATAATTCAAAAAATGGATGAAATGCTTGTTTTCAGAAAATTTATTGGCAACCAGCGCGATGTTGAGGTCCGTCATTGCGAATCGTGGCGGGTACTGCTTCAAAAAGTGCTGCCGTTTCACAATCCCCGTGGTTTGCAGCACCTGCGACCATTTGCAGTGCGTGGTGTTGAGTGGAACCGGCATTTCTTGATTTGAAACCATCGCAAACGGGATGAAGCCTTGGTTCGTGAGATGGTGTGTGATTCCGAGTTCATACACTGAAATGGACGCATAATGATTTATGGGCAATCCGTGCGCGTCAAAATAATCCACAACGGCACCCAATGTCATTGCATTGAAGCACATAAAATATGATTGCAAATGATACACGCCTTCGTGGCTGCTGGTGATTCCCATGAAGTCATGCGCTGCGGCACAAATGCTCGCGGGGGGGTCAAACAGCCGCTGCAGGCATCTCTCAAACGCCGACACATCCACCACAACAAAGGAGTCGTTCATTAGGCACAACTGCGAAGCGCGTTTTATCTGTTTTCCCGATTGCATGATGAAAACCGCGTAATTCCTAAAATCGCTCTTGAAATTGTACCACAACACGTGAAACTTGTTGTAATTAGTGTCGCGGAACTTCCACTTGTTTGGGCAATTGGTCAGCACGATGACTTGATCAAACCGGTCTTCCATTTTTTCCAGCGTCAAATAATTGTAACTCTCCACCTCGTCGTGTTCGGAGTAGTGGGAATAAATCAGTATTCGCTTTTGGTTGAAATCCAGCTGGTGGCAAATCATGTGCATGTGTGCATAGTTTGCAGCAATGGAATGGGACATGTGCGCGAATGAAATCGTTTTCATCAAATGTGACGTGTGATTTTTGACATGATCTTCAAACCGTTTTTCGGCTTCTGCCAACAGCCCATTCCGTTCCAACTCGGTTTGCGTGATTTTTGCAGTGAGTTCATCACTTATCTGCAAATAGTTGTGAATTTGAGTTTCTATTTGTTTTTGTTCCATTTGGCGTTGGTCGCGTTGGCGTTTGCATTCGTCTTCAAACTTCTGTTTGGCTTCCTCCAGCTGTGCGGCAGCCACAACCCACTGTTTGTCCAGTTCTTCCATGCGATGCGCATGTTGCGCCCGCCGGTGTGATTCCAGCTGACTTTGCTCCATTTGCAGTTGTTCCCGTTGTTGCTTGCATTCGTCTTCAAACTTCTGCTTGGCTTCTTCCAGCTGTGCGGCAACCGCGGCCTCATGTCGGACGACTTCGTCCATGCGTTGCGCATGTTGCTCCCGCCGGTGTGCTTCCAACTCATTTTGTTCCATTTGGTGCCGGTCGCGTCGTTGATTGCATTCGTCTTCAAACTTCTGCTTGGCTTCCTCCAGCTGCAAAGCAACCACGGCCTTCATTTTGACGACTTCGTCCATGCGATGCGCATGTTGCGCTCCCAGTGCGCGTTGTTCCATTTGCAGCTGTTCCCGTCGGTGCTTGCATTCTTCTTCAAACTTCTGCTTGGCTTCCTCCAGCTGTGCGGCAACCACGGCCTTCTGCTTGTCAATTTCGTCCATGCGAGCCAAAAAATAAACAACATGTTCTTCTTCGCGTTTTTCGCGTGCATTTTTTTCAGCCACAATTGCATCTTCCAACGCCTTTTTTTCTGCATCTAGTTCTTTGGTTTTGTTTGCAATGAATTCCGCGCAACGAGCATCCAGGTTGCGTTTCACGGTGACTATTTCAACTAGGTTGGACTGCCGTTGCGAGAACGTTTCCTGCTGAATTTTCTGCTGCACGTGTTGCTGCATCTCTTGCTGCAACTGAACCATCTTGTTCGCCATGGTTTGCCGTTCTTGCTGCATGGCCTCGCTCATATCGCGTTTAACCATCTGAAGCGCATTGCACTGATTTAATATCGCGTCATATTTTGCGGCATATTGTTTGGCTTCTTGCTGTGCCGTCATGCGCAAACGCGCGCATTCGGCATCCAGCGCCGCATTTTTGGCAATCATCTCCCCGTTCGCGCGGGTCATGCGATGCATCTCCAATTGCATCGCGCGTTCTTCCTTGGCTGACATGGAAACAGAGAGAAAATGCAACACAAATGATTATTATCAATGAATTACAGAATGCCCTTATTTTTATATAGTGTTTCACATAATGCAAAAAGGTCAAAATCAGTTGCCCATTTTAATTATTTTATCATTGCATTATAAACCAAATGGAATCCTTGCCCGTGGGTTCAACACCCGTGACACAATTTAACAGTTCAAAAGTGCACAATTACCATTTTTTTTTTGACGATGATGAAGGCAACATAGAAGATGTGCGAAACGCAGCCATTGACATGGGTGTGCAATTACACAGTGTGCATTGCCCTCCGGGACCAATTGTGTTGCATGATGTAGAAGGAAGACCCATGACGATCACGAACGATCCTGCTGAGTACATTCTTTTAAAATCACAGGATACATCATTTTCTCACGATTTCAGGAAGTTTCTAAAAACCCACACCGAAAAAAGGATTGGAAATAGCATGACCCCTGACATGATTCGACAAATCATTGCACATGAGGAAACTTCGCGTGAGTTCAAACCTGTGTATTTTTTTGATTTTGACATGTTGTTAAGCCAAATAAATGGATTAACCTTTGGGTTTTTCAATGTCATAAACGATGATGCAGAGTCACTATTAAAACAATATGCCAAGTATCTTTTTTCAGATCACATCGGAGCCGAACCTGCCAGCGGCGGTCGTTTAATGCTGTTGCAAACCATGTTTGAAACAATCGGAGCTGACAGAATATATGTTGTCACGTCTAATCCTTTTGCAAATGAGCAAATCCGTAAAAAAAACGGGGAAATGGGACCCAATCCAGTTTTGAAACATTTCATTGGAATACTGCAACTATTATTGCCAACATTCATTCCAACTCATTTGGTTTGCACAAACTCAACCAATGAAGAACCGTTGTATAATAAAAAATCGGACGCAATCATGGATGTGTTGAAATACCGCGCAGAAGTGATGCCCGAACCTGCGATGATGCCCAAGCCTGCGATGATGATGCCCAAGCCTGCGATGATGATGCCCAAGCCTGCGATGATGCCCGAACCCGTGAAAACCAAGTCCGCTACAACTAAACCCAATAAAGATTTGACCAAACCTGTGAAGTCGGCGATGACAAAATCCGTGAAGTCGGCGATGACAAAATCCAAATCCACGATGTCCGTGAAACCCAAGTCCGCGATAACCAAATCCACAACGACGTCTGCCACAAGAAAACGAAAAGGAGGATTCAAATGGATGCGACACACTCGTCGCAAAAGGCGCATTGCATGATCACATGATCACATGATCACATATGATTTCATATAGTCATCGGTTTTTAGCATGTCCATATAATGAAACAACCGTTTGCGTCGGGAAACTGCGTCGCAATTCGCGGCATCCGTCTCAAAAATCACAATTTCTTGTATCATGTCCCCCTTTCGGGGCTTGCATTTTAATCCGTAGTATCCAGCGATGTGTTTCAACTGTTTAAGGGTGTAATTCATTTCGTAGTCAAATGAGATCGCCGTCGCACAATCCATCTTGAAAAATTCAAGGTCTTCAAATTCAGCACTCACATTGAGTGCGTTGGCCGAATGGTTTAATTCCTCGTGCAGCGACTGCATCATGCTGTCATATGTGGTGACGGATGACTCCAACGACGAACACGCGGGACCATCGTCGTCATCGTGTATGCACAACTCCACATGATCTACGGAATCTTCATTCATGTTATGGTTTTCACAAGGATTACTTCATATAAACACAATGAATCAATTGTTTTTATATTTTTAATGAAACGAATTAGTTGTTTGGATGTTTCATGATTTGTCAATTTGTTTTGGTCAATTCATCCAGAATGTCCATGTGTTTGAAAATGGTTTTGTTGGTGATGCTGGGATACTTCGCGTGTTTCGGTTTCAGTTGGCCGTTGTGCTTCACTTCGCACACGATTGCCTGCCATTCCTCCTCGTGCGCTTTGCTCAAGTGTTGGCGCGCATCCTTCAAAATGATGAACAAGTTTTCCGTGAGCTCTTCCACTTCATTTGCATGGTCGGATTGTCGCAAGTGCACCTGAATGAGCGACTGCAGTTGCTTCACAATGTCCATGACTTGTGTCGTGGTGACAACGCCCACCTTCATCAAATTGACGATGAACATGCTCATTGCACGCCGTTTGTCATTCGTCTTGTTGACTTCGCAAAACCGGGAATAATCTTTTCTGGCATCCGCATGCTCTATGGTCTTGAACAACGCCATGAACTGCTCAAAATTTGCATAAAATGCCACCTTGAATATTTCGTCGTATTTTTGCAACAGCTGATGAAATAGGCGCGCGTACACACACGAAAAGAAGTGGTTGGAACTGGCCGTGTTGAAAATGGCGGCACCCACCGTTTGCAAATGACTCGCATCCGGCTCGTCCTTCAAATCGTCAATGCGCGCACACAGTGCGGCAAAGACTTCGTCAAACGTTTTGTCTGTGATTTTGTTCAAGTCGGACCGGATGCTGTCCAGATGCGCGTCAATGCCCTCCCTTTTTTTCAACTCGGTGGCCTGAAACCGGCGAATGGTTTCCCAGTCGTCTTCCGTGATTTCACTCACGGTGTTGCGCGGTTTTCTTTGCACGGAAGTTGTCGTGGCATCATCCGCATGCCCTTGCCCCTTTTCTTTTTCGCGCTTTGGAAAAATGGGGGTCTTCACATAGGACGGCGCACCCACTTGGTCTGCTATGCGCGAAACTAAATTGATCACCTCTGCTGGCAACTCAATTTCAAACCCGTTCCATTTAATGACATCAAAATCGGCGAGTTGATATACCGGCATTATCTGCACTGCCGTCTCTGTCATTGTCATGCAATTTTGAAACTATTTGTAATATGCGCGCCTTGTTTATATTCATTTCATCTAAAATATTTTTATCATGGATTGCAGTTGCATTTTTTCGTTATGGGATTTATCCGATGGACATTGCTTTCTATGAATTTTGCACGTTCCAATCAAAAATTCAATGAGGTTTGCGCGTGGGCATTACATTACGACATAAAATAAATAAAAAAACGGCTTAAATACACCCATGCATTATATTCCAGCGTACAAGCATAACAATGACCGCACCCAACCCGACACCAGAATCAACCCCCGCCCGGGAATTTGAGGCGTGGGAAGACATCCCCGATTTGAACCCGCAGCTGATGCGCGGGTTGTACGGCTATGGCTTTGAAAAGCCCAGCCCCATTCAACAAAAATCCATTCTATCCATCATTGACGGCCGCGACGTGATTGCCCAGGCGCAGTCCGGCAGCGGCAAAACAGGCGCATTCGCAACCGGAGCGCTGAACCGGGTGCGGTTGGAGGTGAAGCAGCCGCAAGCGCTCATCATCGCACCCACGCGTGAGTTGGCCACTCAAATTTATGACGTGGTGAAAGATTTGGGCACGCAAATGACCGGACTCAATGCGCAGCTCCTCATTGGCGGAACATCCACGGAGGATGATGTCGCCGATTTGAAGGCAAACGGACCGCAGGTCATCATTGGATGCCCCGGTCGTGTGCACGACATTCTGCGTCGGCAGCCCGCCGTTGGCCGTGGAATGCAGATGCTCATTTTGGACGAAGCCGATGAAATGCTGTCGGCTGGGTTCAACGAGCAAATTTACAACATTTTCCAGCAGCTGAACACGAACGTGCAGGTGTGTTTGTTCAGCGCCACCATGCCGCCCGAGCTGCACTCGCTTTCGGACAAGTTCATGCGCAACCCCGTGCGCATCCTGGTGAAAAGCGAGATGCTCACGCTGGAGGGCATCAGTCAGTATCACGTGGCGTTGGAGACGGACCACGACAAGTACGCCACGCTAAAAGACCTGTTCACGCGCATTTCCGTGTCGCAGTGCATTATTTACTGCAACAGCATTCGGCGCGTCAGCGATTTGTCGGAGGCAATGATGAACGACGGGTTCCCCGTGTGCTGCATTCACAGCGGCATGGACAAGGATTTGCGAAACAAGGCGTACAAAGAGTTCCGCAGCGGGCAGCACCGCGTGCTGATTTCATCCGACGTCACTGCGCGAGGCATTGACATTCAGCAAGTGAGCACGGTCATTAATTTTGACATGCCGCGCGATGCGCACAAGTATCTGCATCGCATCGGTCGTTCGGGACGCTGGGGGCGCAAAGGAAGCGGCGTCAATTTTGTCACGCGCCGCGATTATCGCAAATTGAAGGAGATTGAGTCGTATTACGGCACCACCATTCCGGAGCTGCCCGCCAATTTCGGGTTGAATTGATTAAGCACCGACGTCTTTATGGCGGCTACAAAAATAAATACATTATATTTTTTAAATTTATTCATTCATGCCAATTATATAATATATCTGCATTATATAACAAAAATGGAGGAAGCTTACAAATCCTATGACAACAGGACGCCTGCCGAAATTGAAGCAGGAGATAAGCGCCATGACTTGTTGCAAAGACAAGTGGATGCTTTGAGAAAAATGGCGGCTATGAAGAAACTCCGCGGTGAACAACATGCAACAATAAATGGCGGCAAGAAGCGTAGTCACAAGAAGAATGGCGGCAAGAAGCGCAGCTGCAAGAAGCGTGGCGGCAAGAAGCGTGGCGGCAAGAAGCGCAGTTGTAAGAAGCGCAATTAAACTCACATTCCATCAAAATAATTAAATTCATGTAATATACACTGAATTCAATTTAACACAAATCATAAAAATCACAACCATATAACCATGCCTCTCATCATGTTGTTGCCGTTTTTTCCGTTGGCCACCGTGCTAATGGGCATGTTTGTGATCACCACAGTGAAATGCAACAAATTTGAATGCATGGACATTGTGCAAGACACGCTTGATTGCGACGTGTGTTGGTGTTATGAAAATGGCGGATTTGCATGCTGTTGCTGCACGGCGTGCCATCATGAGAATGACGACGATGACAACGATGACAACGATGGTCCACTTTATGATGACTCATCCGAATCGTTTCAATCGCATTATTCCAAATGATCGTTAAACAGCTTGTCCACGTACATGGGGGTGAGTTGCGGATTGTACAAGTAGCAATTGCATTTGCCGTTTGCATGATAACTGCCGTAATGCCCACCACCGCAGTTGCAGTACCCGGGTGCGGGTTGCATTGGATCCGGCGTGAACATGCACCAGTCTTTCGGGTAGCCTTGTTCCGCGCAAGCTGACCAATTTTCATAGCCTTCTTCCTGCCGAACGTGTTGTTTATAATTGTAAGCGGCGATGTAGTAAATAAGCATGACAAATAGACCCCATTTCATCCACTGATTCGTTATCAGCATGTGGTTGTGTATTGTGTGTTGTGTTGTGTGTTGTGCGTGTGTGATTGCATGCATTACTCCAATATTTTTTTTTCATTGGTGTGATAATGCTTGAATGCAACATAGTTGTAATTGTGGGACGGCAATTGAAACGCAATCCGTGAATTGTATTGTTGCATAACATCATACACCACGTTGTACAAAATGGATTGGCCTCCGCCACAGTGCAGGCCGGGGATGTGCAAAAAATAAGCAGAATGTCCAAACAACTCGCCGAACGATGGGCTGTCGTCGCACTGCACTTGGGCATGCAGCCCGAAATTCACGCCCGAAGTGCATGTGTGCAAAAACTGGGCATCCATGTCCAAATGCACGTCATTTGGATGTGCATTGATGTACGCTGCCGTTGCCTTTTGATCGTCGGTGTATCCGTTTTCAAATATCCAATTGTTCAAATGCAGCAAGTTTTTAGCATACCCGCACATTAGACCACTGTTTGCGTATTTTTTAACGTGGTCTGTGGGCAAAACGCGCATGCCGTGATGATCAAAATAGGGACCCAGCCATTCCACCTGCGCGTAACAGCAATTCGGGTCGTAATTTATCCGACCTTCTGCAAAGTACTCGGCACTCACGACAATCGGCTTGTTCAGCGATTTGAATTCATCCACGAAATAGTGCACGTTTCGCAGGCAATACACGTCGTGTGCATCTGTGACAACGACAATTTTGTCCGGGGGCAGGGTTTCCAAATGACGGCGATACGCGTTCATTTTGGTCATGTAATTCTCCCACTGTTCACCTCCCCCCAATACCGCGTGATCCCAATCATTGTGTTTCATCGTTTCAATCAAACGCCTCGTGTTTTCATGATTCGTGTCCCTGAACTTGTTGCAATATGTCATCACCAATGGGCGGCTCATTTGTTATGTATTGAATAAGACACCGATCATGGATTTAAGTTATTATTTTGAAAAACTTATTGAGCAACGGTTTTGATTTTGATTTTCGCTTGGCTTTTCTTGTTTTTCTCACTTTCACCGGGCTTTTTGTGGGGGGTTTTGTGGGGGTTTTATTAGGGGAAGGGCTTTTCTTAGGGGAAGGGCTTTTCTTAGTGGAAGGGCTTTTCTCGGGGGGAGGGGAAGGAGATGGGCTCTTTTTTGCATTGGGTGATCGTTTCACGGTGAGTTTGTGTTTCTTGATGTTGTACGTGTGCTCAAAATACTCCATGGGCGAATACTTCATAAACCATTCCTCATATTCTGGATCATCGTGGTCAAGCTCTTGGTATTTTTCTGCCTTTTCAGCCTTCATGTCATCCAGCGTCTCCTGCTTTCCGTAGCACGTTGCACCAAACCTCCGCAACAACCCGCTTTTGCTCAATCTGTTGCGCTGATGAATGTCGTAGAGCTGTTTGCACATGCACAAAATGCGCCCCACATCGTAATACGGTTTGTCCGTGTAAATCATTGCCAAATACAGGCTCAACATGGTGTCCATGCTGGCAATGCGCACTCCCCGTTTTCCCACTTGAATCATGTTGTAGCTGTGGCACGCCACCGGCTTGTAAATGAAGGCAATTGACGTGTTTCCCACCGCAATCTCGTAATGTTCGGGCACGATCTCGCCGATGCCCGAGTGTTTGGTGATCGCCACGCCCTTGAAGTCGTTGTCTTCAAGACGTTCTTTTATTTTTCCCGCGCTGGCTTCCGGATTCATGGACAGCACGTCAAAGTGCGGAATTTGCGCAAACATCGCCTTCTCCGATTTCGACAAATACCGGGCGTACTGCGAAATGGCGTACCCCCCAAAAAATACCAAGTCTTCGTCTATGCACACGTTCCGCACCGTGCGAAACAGGCGCACCTCATCGGGCTCATCTTTTTGGGGACGAGCTTCATCAATTTCATCTGCGGTGGGGCTGTTAATGTGTTTGCGTTTGTTGGCGCTTTTTGGTGTTTGAAATGGCCGCATCACTTCATTGGGCGTGCAGCCCTCCGCCCTCAACGGGTGGTACTTATTCAATAACGCCAACCGCTTGCTGACCTTTTCCCATCGCGACACGTCGCCCTCCGGACGCGACAGCTCCAAATACATGCCCATGCGCAACAGGTTCGGCGGCGCATACAAAATTCCGTCCACCTTGATGGAATCCGCCCGAATGTTCTTGAACAGCGACAGATCCAGCTGCGTGATGTCGGCAATGCCCACGAAATTCACGAACACTTTGTACGTGCCGTGATGCATGCCTGACTTGGCCTCCACCTCCGAGAACCCGTTATTGTAAAACTCGTCGGCCAAATCCTTCGCGTGCTCCAGCGCTTTGGGCGAATAAAAATCGTAATCCGGTATCTCCGTCTTTTTGTCGTAGAACTGCGCCTCCTCCGGCAAAATGTTGTTGATCGCCGTGCCCCCGTAACACACCAACTCGTGCTTCTTTATGAAGCGCTCCACAATTGCAATGATGTCCTTCATTTTAGGGTCGTTCGTTTTTTTGGCGCCGATCTTGGCCCCAATGGTTTCAACCGCTTGCTTCACCAGCTCCTGTTCTAAATCCTCCAATGATTTCGCATGATTTGCCCGAGTGTCTTTCATGCCTAAAACCACCAATCACTTGTTGTGCGTAATACAATGTAATAATATTAAATAAATTGTAATGAATTAAATGAAAATGAATGCTAATAAAATTACACCATTGCCCAACGATCATGTTGCAGAAATTCCTGAAATTTCAAATGCATCCGCAACGCCTGATGAAAATAAAACCCGCGCATTGGTTTTGGAATTCATAGGTTGGGCCGGAAGTATCTTTTTGCATTGAACACCGCTGGTGCATCTGGATTGCTAATAATATGCATTAAAACGCGACAAGCACAATCAATTGTGATTAATTCTGCTTGGATAGTGGGCGGAATATATAAATATTTTTACAATTGATTTCATTTCATTTCATGATTGGAATATGCAACCACGATTGCACAAGCGACATAATCGCAGTGGACGCCAGCAAAAAGAACGCCGCGCTAAACACAATGCTGCGATCAAACGCAGTGAATGCATCATGCCTCGTCCAAGGATTGAACCGCACCAGCAAAAACCCGATAATGAAATACTTTAACACCAGGTTTATCGTGTCCAAATACGCCGGTGCAACTGTCGCAATTCCCAACAGCGCTATTGCATAAAGCCCATACCACGCATACAACACCACATAGTAAAATCGTTGAATCCACTCCTTCATCGCAGGTCGCGTTTAAACATTCGCAATATTATTTATTTGTATTGTAATAAGTGCAACAACTGTAAATAAATAATTTTTGTTTTGCAATGAACCTGGAACTCTCAAAATTTGATATGCGCTCCATCAGCTTTAGGCCCGACGAAAACAAGGGGCCCGTCATCGTCCTCATCGGCCGCCGTGACACCGGCAAAAGTTTCCTCGTCCAGGACCTCATGTTCCACCACCAGGACATCCCCATCGGCACCGTCATCTCCGGCACCGAAGCCGGCAACGGCTTCTTCGCAGCCCACGTCCCAAAGCTCTTCATCCACGACGCTTACAACACCGCCATCATAGAAAACATCCTCAAACGCCAAAAAGCCGTCCTCAAACAAGTGAAAAAAGAAGTAGAAACTTATAAGCGCTCCACCATTGACCCCCGCACCTTCGTGGTCCTGGACGACTGCCTCTACGACAACAAATGGACCAAGGACGTTATGATGCGGCTCCTCTTCATGAACGGTCGTCATTGGAAGATCATGTTAGTCATCACAATGCAATATCCGCTTGGTATTCCGCCCAATTTGCGCACGAACATTGATTACGTGTTTATCCTGCGCGAACCCTACATTGCCAACCGCAAACGCATCTACGAGAACTACGCGGGCATGTTCCCCACGTTTGAGAGCTTTTGCCAGGTGATGGACCAGTGCACCGAGAATTTTGAGTGCTTGGTGATCAATAACAATGCGAAATCCAACAAACTGCAGGAGCAAATCTTCTGGTACAAGGCGCAACAGCACGGCCCGTTCAAGCTGGGCTCTAAGGAATTCTGGGAAATCTCCAAAGATCTGCACTCGGATGATGAAGAGGAGTCATATGACCCGAAAAACTCGGGTAAAAAGGGGCCCAAAATCAACGTAAAAAAGAGCAAATGGTGAAAAAATTGTCCTTGCGCCAACAAAAGCGCTCCTCCAATCGGCGTAACATGTTGAAAAAAACGCTTCACAATTATGTCTGATCTCGTATATGCGAAAGCGAACATTTGGGTGAAGCAAGATTTTCACTTTGAACAAGTTATTATGATCTTGCTCCTCCAATCGGCGTAGCATGTTGGAAAAAGCGCTTTTCAATGTTGCTTCACAATTGGGTGAAGCAAGATTTTCACTTTGAACAAAATATATTTCTCCTAAAAATAAAAAAAATTGAAATCAACCGATAAATGTTTAAATATCATAAACACATCACAAATTACACCACAGGGCACATCACGACATATAACAAAAAAATGAACCCATCACACTTCACCCGAAATCTGGACGAGTTGTTATCATTGGCAAGACAGAAACATAATCTGGTTCATCATTTAAAGAAAAATTACAGAGAAAACGTGCATTACATTCGGACAAAGACAGCGAATCCATCCAAACAAAATGGTGGTCAAAACAAAATCACAGTTATGCTTACAGAAGAAGCATTTGAGATATTCAAAAATTCATTCAACATGCGAAACCGATACATTGTTGACGTGAGCAAAGAAGTAAAAATTGTCAAATTTGCAATGTGCATTGAAAATCAAACCATTGGTTTCATTGCAAATGCATACAGCAATGTGTTGAATGTCAAGCGGCAGCATATTATTGGCAAATATCGCGTTGATTTGTATTTCGTTGACCACAAACTGGTTGTGGAGTGCGACGAGAACGGGCACGAAGACAGAGACCCACTTCAAGAGCAAATCAGAGAGAATTGCCTGAAAGAGGCCGGAAATAAGCTGATACGATTTAATCCAAATGCAACCGGGTTTGACTTGTCCAACGCGTTGAGAGAAATAAATGCAGTGTTGTTTGCAATTTAACTCTGGTTGTATGAAATTGAATATATCTTGCATTTTTGCTTCACATATGTTCGCTTCACAAATATTAAAACATGTTTGCCTAAAACAACTTAAACAGAGTCCGCCTATGCATAGTATAAACCCATACCACCATGGAACCCGCAACACAACAACAACAACAGCAGGAGCTGAACATCGTTGAGCTCATTGAGAAAAACCCCATCACCCGACTGTCGCACGAATACAATGGCAGACTATTGACGAAAATTCAGGAATCATTCACTGGATTTGAGCAACAGTTGTTTGTGAGTAGCTTTTATTGCTACTTGAATTATGACAAAAATATGGATTTCGTCGTTGATTTGGACAACGTATGGAATTGGTTAGGATTTGCATCAAAATTTGTGTCTTTAAGAACATTGGAAAAACATTTCAAAATTGACGTTGATTACAAAAATATAGATTCAAGTCAAGAAGCTCCCAAAAGTCATGGCGGTCACAACAAGCAAACCATCATGCTCACCGTTCGTTGTTTCAAGTCGCTGTGCCTGAAGGCACAAACAAAAAAGGCGTCGGAAATCCATGAGTATTACATGAAAATGGAGGAAGTTCTGCATCAAATTGTGGATGAAGAGACGGATGAACTCAAACAGCAATTGGAACAAAAAAACGCCGTCATTCAAGAAAAGGAATCCATGCTCCAAGAAAAGGAATCCATGCTCCAAGAAAAGGACTCCATGATCCAGTCCACGAAGAAGGATAAGCAGCGCGCCGTGGAGCAGGCCATCATTGGCCAGTTCCCGTTGAACACGGAGTGCATCTACTTTGGCACCATTGACAACACGAACGCCGACAACGAGAAGCTGATCAAATTCGGCCACACGAACGACCTATCCACGCGCATGATGGACCACCGCAAAAAATACCAAAATTTCGTGCTGGTTGCCGCCTTCCGGGTGCAAAATAAGGTGGAGATAGAGAACCTGATCAAGACGTATCCGAAGATCAAGCGCAACATCCGCAGCATTGAAGTGGGCGGCAAGAACAAGACCGAAATCATTGCATACGACAGCACGAACTTCACTATTGAGCGCCTGAAGAAACACATCGCCGACATCATTCATTCACGCACGTATAGCATTGACAATTTCAACCGACTGATGCAGCGCAACGAGATGCTGGAAGCCGAGAACCCTGAACTGAAAAAAATGGCGGCAAAACAGGAACAGGAACTAACCGAATTGCGGGAACTCGTGGCCAAACAGAAGCAGGAGCTGGAGGTGGTTGCGGCGGGACACCAATCCGTCTATCAGAACGTGCTGCTGCCGGAGGACGAGCTGACGCAGAAGTTCAACGATTTCATCAAAGTGGCGTGCATTGTGCGCCCCGACGTGGAGGAGTCGTCGGTGAGCATGGAGGGCCGGTTCCGGCTGTGGTGTCAAACCAAGCCGACGAAGGAAACGTTCCACGCGCTGAAGAATTATCTGGACGTGCGGTTCAAAGCCAAGCGCATTCGCGGTGTGCACGGCTACCTTGGCGTGAAACTGAAAACGGTGGAATACAAAAAAATGCCAGCATCGGATATATCAACGCTTTCGTTGAACCCGAATGTGGAGACGTTTTTGTTTGAACGGTGCCAATTTTCGGACTGCGGCAAGGTTCTAAATTCCGTATTACTGAAAGAGTACCAGAAATGGAAACAGTCGGTTGGATTACCATTAACTGAGACCGACATGAAGGATTTGAAGGCGTATTTGAATGCGTCGCCGCATGCGCTGAAAGCGACCGTGTGGACCGAACAGGGAAACAACGAGGGCTACTATGGCGTGTCATTGCGCGAGGATTATTATGCGATGACGAACGCAGTCACCAACAACCCAATATGCACATCAACCACTGGCAAAAAGGTGGAAAAGAGGGAGGCGACCACGCACCAGCTGTTGAGTTCGTGGCCCACGATTGCAAACGCGGCCTTGTCGGAAGGCGTGTGCGCCGCAAAAATGAGCCGATGCGTCAAGGCCAAGACGGTCATTGCCGATTATTACTACTGTGATGGGGGACATGCGTCCACTACGTAGTGCCCTTTAACCCCCTCTTGACGAATCATGGATTCGGATTTAATGTTCGCAAAAATGAAATACTAAATTGGTTGCGTTGGTTGTATTATTTATTGAATTTCTCTCTAATATTAAGTTCAAGAAACCAATAAACATGTGTTCGGATGAACCAACGTGTGCGGTTGTGCGCCATTAGTTGCAATGTTTGACAAATTCAATTGTGTAAAACGAGAGAAAATGATAAAAATAATGGGATTCAACCGGATGCTATGCAAAATTTAAACCTGAACGCATTTGGCGGCCTTGGTCATGATGACTTTGCCCGGGGTTTCGGTGCGCCGCACATATTTTATCACCAAGTAATTGACGCCAACATTTTGCATGTTGCGAACACCTGGTGCCGCGCGGTCCTTCACTAACGTAGCAGCGCGTCGGATCGCGTCGGCGTCGTATGTGCCTGCCTTGGCCGTGTTCACGACTACTGCGTGTGCGCTGGGGAAGTCCTTCAAATGGAACCACATGGCGTGCTGGGGCGCGCGTTTTACGAGCGCGTCATTCTCGGCCTGGTTTGCGCCGACTTGGATGGTGTAAGTGCTGTTGAAAATCTCGGTGTACATGGGTCCAGTTTATTGTTTATTGTTAAACCGCATTAATAACCCTAATTTAAATCAATTTTTGTTGCATTATTGATTTAAAAATTGAATGCCAAATAGTCATTACATACACCGTGATAGCCAAACAACCAAACAACGAAACCAACCAAACCAAATTACATAGATCATGAATTTCATCCGTCGGATGTTGAACCCTGCAACGAAGGCGAGCACTACCAAATTAGGAAGGTGGAATTTGCAGTACGACCCCAAAATTGTAAACTCCAAAGTGGATCAAGCGAATGAAGACCACTGCGGATGCTGTGGTGAATCCGCGGAACAAATGAAGCAACGAGATCAAAGGGAGCAAATGAAACAAACGAAGGACAAGCAACAGAAACAAAAATGGCAAGAGAAAAAAAACCAAGCGCTCATGAAAAAATATTACGAGTTGGAAAACTACTACATTCCGTATGTCATGTAATCACGGGCCTAAGGCGCGTAAAACAGGTCGTCAAACATTTTCTTGTATTTTTGTTGCAAACACCGATTAGTGGGAAGGTAGCGGTCCACGCGCTCGCGATTCACTCGCAGGTATTCACGGGCGACCGCGTCGTGCTTCATGATGGCACCGAGGAGCACCTCGGCGCCCTGTTCCAGGTTGTAGCCCTCGTAATAATATCCGAGATCGGGGCACAGGTGTGCGTTGTGCACGAAGGGGTATCCGAGCCACGCCATTTCCAAGTAGATGTAGTTGAGCGGGTTGCCCCATTGGTGGAACACGGCCACATCAGCATGTGTCTTCATGAATTCGAACGTGATGAAGCGCTTTTCAAAAAACACGCGCTTGTCCAGGAACAGATCGGTGTAGCGCACTGTGTTCTCTATTTTTTTGGCGTTCAGGGTGTCGCCGATTTTCTCTCGGAATGCGTTGGTGATGTAAATGCGGTCCACGAGTTGTGGCGACAGCTGATAGGCGCGCTCGCACAGCACGAACGACGGCAGGAACCACTTCATGATGCTGATGTTGGGATCAAAAATGGCCAGCCGTTTGGATTTATTCTCGTGCGTCGTCTTTTTTGCATTGATGTAAAGGAAGTCGTTCAATGTGGTGCCGTCTTTTTCGGCGATGGTTTCAATGCCCTTGGGCGACCAGATGAACGGCGCTTCAATGACTTTGGCGCAGCGGGACAGCGTGCGCTTATAACACTCGTTCATCTCCATCATTTGCGGAATGAGCCACACCTCGTCAAACAGCGACTTGCGCGGGTTGGTTTTATCCTGCTCAAATGAGCCCGATTCGCCGTGGCCATACAGGATGGTCTCCGAATTGATGAGGTATTCGTTGCCGCACACGTAGGACACGAGTTTCACACCCATGTAACGCAGTTGCTGCAGCACGATGTGAGAGATTTGCACGCCGAAGGTGACCACTGCGTGAAATCCCATGCTGTACATTTGAGAGAAGCCGACAACATTTTCATAATGCGACCCGTTCCATCCGTCCGGCGGATTTTTTTTGAACTTCATGTAGTCCGAATTGGTGACGACGAGGTAGGGCGTGTACCCGATGTTTTTCAGAACGTCGTAAAAATACAGGGTGTTCTGGTGGATGCCGTTGTTGAACATGTGAGACGGAACCGCCGCGCTGATGCCGATTTTAATGTCGTTCACATTGGATGGAAGTGTGCATTTGGGGAACGGGATGCGCACAATTTTGTCTATGAAATAGTGATAAAACAGCGGTAAAACGGCTGCATCCTCTGCGCCGTCCTTGTCCTTGTTGTAAATGGTGGCTCTGGATTCACTCGGCAGAATGACTTCGCTGAGCAGTTTCACTCCGGACACGGATTCAGAACAGGCGGCGTGCATGATGGAAGTGACCTTGATTTGTGAAACATCAAACTTGGTTCCGTCCTGACAACACTGGCGGAAATTGGCAACGTAGCCGCAAATGTGCTGAATGACCCTTCGCATCACGGGATGTTGTGGGCTGCACGCCATGAACCCGGTGAAGATGACGGGCGTGAGACAGGATTCAATTGCAACGAACTGGGGGCCTTCTTCCACGATTGCGTCCAAGGTTTGGTCCTCGTGCACGATCACTCCAGTGTCCATGTATGCGCCACCGTGTTTGTACAGGTGATAATACATGAAAACCTCATGCAACTGCATCAAATCCGCAAGCTTGATGTTTCCGCTGGTGCACGTTGCCGATGATTGGAGTTGGGTTTGGCTGGCAGCCGCATCAGTTCCATCCTGGATCGGCGGAGCAGTGGTTCGCACGATGTCATGCGCTTCGCATATTGCGTCGTGCAGCGGTTTGCAATCGGGGTCGTCCTCCTGCAATTCTGCAAAATAGGCGACGATGTCTTCATACGCATAGAACCGGTAGTCCCAGCCGGGAGCGCGGTCTCGGACAATGCTCTCAACCTGCGGCGGAACCCCGTGTTCATTGGTTTGAAACAACCGTTTAGGAATCATGTGGGGGTTTCACGTGCATTCATATCAATGCACATTTTTAAATGCATATTTTGCTTATATTTTAAAGACATCATAATGTAATAATAGTGCGAACATCATGGTGACTAAAACCGCTTTTTCAAGCAATGCGGGCAGCACGACCGGCCCGGTGAGCGTGTTTTCAGGTCAAATGGACGGTTTGGCGAAATTGGTGCGCAGTCAACCGTTTCGCGAACTGAACGAGTTCATGAATCAGCTGGGTCTCGGTGATTTTCAACATTTGATTGACAATTTTGATTTGGACACGTTCAATCGGTTGGCCGTTAAACTGTATGCTTTAAAAACCAACCGGCATCCACTGTATGTCCGCCTGTTAAACTACCTGAATTTTTGCTTGACCACGATGTTGGTCGTGGAAGTGAATGTCGGCAAAGAGTTGGGGGTTTTAAGGCAGGAAATTAAAAAGCTAAAGGCCGAAAATTCCATATTGCACAATGTGACATTGTTGAAAGAGTATTTAGAAACGCTGACCAAAAGGACGTTCACCATTTTCAACGAACAAAAACTCAAAACCACGAGGATCAAGTTGCGTCCTGAATATGATTTGTATATTCAGCGATATGGTTTCCCCCAGAATGGTGCCTTTGATGCCCAGATATTGGCCGAAATCATTAACGAGTTGAAGATGAGGGCGCAATCCAACTGCGCGGTTCCGAATAATGGGACGAACATAAATATGAATGCGGCATTGACCAATGCAGTGAATGAATCAATAAACCACACATTGGCCAATGCAGCCAATGCAGCCAATGCGGGCGATGCCGGATGTGTTCCTTGCAATGCACCCAAATAAGTGGGTTCGTGGTTCGGTTCGTGCATTGCATGCAATTATAAATGTGATGTATTTATAATTGCACAGTAGCATAGCAGCATAGTAGCATAGCAGCACAGTAGCATAGCAGCACAGCATGTCGTCCACCGCGATTGATTTTGATGTTGGCAATTACACCGTGCATGAAATATTCGACATGTTCAAATTGAACTCTTCAAACTGCACCACGCAGGAAGCGGATGAATGCGCGCACCGGTTGGCAACTGCATTGTCCGATCATCCGAATGCAGCCCAATTCATCCGTCAATGTAGAGAGAAAATGGGACAATTTATTGAGTCCCGTGTAAAACCCTACAATAAGGGCATTATCTCTCAAAACAATGATTACCAACCCAACCCAAATGATCATGCCAATCCCAGTCACAACAGCCACAACAACCACAACAACCACAACACGCTCAACCTGAATTACTCCACGCGTCCGACCAATTACGATGCATTGCACCGGGAATCGGTCGTGCATGACGGGGGGTCAAGCACGTATGCCAAACGCAACATAGCCGAAGTGGCCAACACCTACAATTACAAATTCCCAACCGGCGTGCTTAACCCCATTGAGCGACGGGTGATTAAGCGCCTGCTGTCCATGGACACTCTCTTCCGCGTGAACTACAACGCGACCAGTTCGTCGAATGCATCCTGGGTGCTGCCGTTCCCCGTGGAAAACGTGGTGTCCATGAAAATTGCGTCGGTTCAAATCCCCCACATGTGGTACGCATTTTCAGAGAGCACAAAAAGCAACCGATTCACGGTGATGATTGCAGGACTAAACGTTCCCCCTTACGACCCTACCGAAGTGTACACGAACGAAATTGTGATCCCCGATGGCAACTATTTGAGTGACGAGTTCACGGAGTGCATGAACAACCTGTTAAAAAACACGGCCAATGGCATGGAGTTTTTCCAATTCGCGGTCAATTCATACAACAGCAAGTGCATGATATTTGTGAATAACCCCACGGTGACGTGTGACACGAGCCCCGAGTTTGAATACGTGATCATGTTTGATGATCCGACCAAGTACAATAAGTATTTGAAAAATGGGTGCATGTACACCGACTGCGACATTCAACACATCAAAGAAGAGCACGAAAAGGAGTATTACAATGCCAACATCAAGACGATCAGCCGAACCGCTGGATGGATGATGGGATTCAAGCAGTTGGCGTATCGTCGCACATGGCAAAACGAGCGCATTGACATGATCAGTCAAGTGCCGATTTTAAAGTACAACGCAATTTTAGAAAGCGACTCATCGTATGGCAGTTCCATATGGAATTACTTGTATGTGGATGTGGATGATTACAACAAAAATTTCATAACGAACAGCATCATTGCGCAAACGGGGGATTCATATTTAGGGTTTAACATTTTAGGAAGAATCACTGTTAGTAGTGGACAGCTGACAATCATCAACGACAACGCCGGCGACATGATATTTAAGATGCGCGAGTATTTGGGGCCGGTTCGCCTGGAGAAGCTGACCATTCGGTTGCTGGACAAATTCGGCAACGTCATTAATTTGAACGGGAATGACTACTCAATTGCACTGGAATTGCAAGTGTTGTACAATTGAGAGAAATGCGAAACCCCACAATCATGGGGGTTATTAAATATATTTACGTATTTTTATATATTTTTATGGTATAAGGCAAACCATAACAATATGTCTGCATTTGATGACAACTTTGCCTACGCCTTGGTTTCTAGCAGTGAGAGAACCTTACAAATCACAGGGGTCAACCCTTCCAAATACAATGCTTTTAACCTGAGTTGGGGGGGGTTTCCCGAAATTCCTGCACTGTATGCAGGAACCACTGTGGCATACAATGGATACGGCACATTGGAAAACGCATTTTCCGTGGTTGAAATCGCGAACGGCGCATTCAATGGGAGAACCGAATTTGCCGAGGGGGGACTCGTGTTGCCCAACACCCTTGTGCGCATCGGAGACTCCGCATTCAACGGTGTGAAAATTAACGGCCGCCTGACAATTCCGGCCAGCGTGACAACCGTTGGCGCAAGTGCATTTGCCAATACGCTTATTGATGAGCTAGTGGTTGAGAATGAAACCACGTCGGACATGTTGTCCGGTGTGTTGGATGCCACGCGCGTGGCTAGCAAAGAAACGGCCGCCCGCATTGGCACCGACACCAGTTTGTCCACTTTGAAAGTGACAAAGGCAAATCCCACGTTCACGGGCACCACCACCATTCCAACCGCCTTGATTTCAGCGACCACAATTACCAATGCCACGGTAAACACTGCCAACATCACGACCAATGTGACCACCAATGTCACGGTTGATTATTATGAAGACAATGTGTCGGTTAAAAACAAAAATAGTCGCTTCCAGGTTTTGACCACTGCCGGAAATTTGCTGTTGGTGGGCGGAGTCAATGAGAATGCTGCGCCGATTGAGATTGTTTTGTCCAATGGAATATATCGCACCGGGGATGCATTGGTCGGCGAACTTTTGGCAAAGTTGAATGCCAAAAACATATCGTGGGTGGGGGGGTCTCAAATCACGTGGTCCGGAACCGGGTTTGATTCCAATGCCAATGCAATAAAGCTGGCATACTCCACGGCCGCGCCCGGCACAATCACTGATCCAACCATCGTCATTCGCACCAAATTTGTGAGCAACGGGGTTTCTTACAACAGTTCCAATCTGTTGGGCGCAATGGGAGCGATGGTGGGTTCGGTGTATGAAAACGGCGCATTTGTTCTGGCATACGGCAACCGATACGGGTTCAACTTCCCGCAGCCAATCAACCTTTCCGTGCCCACGCTCACGGTGAATGGTGTTGCAAAACTGGATGGCCCCGGAACAGTGTCGGGGAACTGGAATTTCATCGGGAATAAACCCCGGCACAACGCGGAAGTGCTGGCCACGGAATCCTACACGCAATCCAAGATCCAAATAATCAACAGAAGCTCCATTTTATCCACGGCGACAATGTTGGCCGACATTGCATCGGTGATTGATGCAGATCCGAATTTTGCAGTGAATGCGCTGGCGTCTCAAACCAGCATAGTCAAATCCATTACAAGCATTGCCAGTGTGCGCAGCACGTCGGCGTCTTCGCTGTCAACTGCTCTTTCAACACAAATGTCCGCCTTGCAGTCGGTTGATTTGTCGCTTTCCGGCGCCCTTTCAACCACGATCCCCCCGCGAGTGAGTCAAATGGAGTCCGTTTCCACATTGCTGCAAACCACTGTGTCCGGAATGCAGCAATCCGACGCGGCCATGAGCACCGCGATGAGCGGAGCCACGTCCAATCGGAGTTCGCAAACGCGATCGCTGAGTTCAGCGATTTCCACTGCGACGTCGTTGCTCCAAAATGCCGACGCCGTGATTTCAGGCGGCGTCTCCACTGCAACTTTGAACCGCAGCTTAAACGTTTCCACAAATGCATCCACATGGTCGGCGCAAGTGTCGGCCTTGGAAACGGCGGATGCCACGCTTTCCACTTCAATTGTGAATGTTGCCAGCGCGCGAATCAGCTCGGCGGCGTCCTTGTCGTCCCTGGGTTCGGCCACGGTGACCGCACTGCAGTCGGCGGATGCAACGTTCAGCACCGCGCTGTCCACTCAAACGACCGATCGCAATGCGGCCGTTGCGACGCTGTCCGGCGCAGTCAGCACGCAGGTTTCAGCGACGCGGTCCATGAACGCCGCAATTTTGCCCCAAATCATGGCATCTGCGTCCGCTGCCACAACCAGCACGGTGTTCAATCTGGTCGGCGTAACCGTGGGACAAAGCGTGACGTTTGTGAAATCGGGTGACAGCACCTTTTCAAACGGTGACAAAGTTGTCATCACCTATTCCGCCACCGATTATTTGAAAGGAACGGTGACTGCGGTTGCGGGGTCCAGCGTGACGCTCAACGTGACATTCAAAGCCACGTCGGCTTCCGAAACCACGATTTACACCACCACCGGGCCATACGGCGCGTCCGTCGCAAGCTCGACCGGCGACCGCACGGTGTCATTGTCCAATCCCGTGTTTGTTGCGGGCAGCAACTTCGTGGTGACATCCATGACGGGCACGTTGTTTTCATCCACCGACACGGGAACCTACAGCGTGAATTTGATGGATGCATCCAATGCGGTTATTGCGACCTCGTTGAGCAAAACATTCAATGCCTCGCAAACCGTGGAAACGCATGAATTCGTCACTGCCTTCTTGTTGAAGGGTGCGACAAATCTGAAACAGAATTTCCTTCATTCCGCGGGCAAAAGCACGCAAATCATCGTGAATTTCAGCGACCAGAACGCTCACACCACCATGAAAGGCTACGCGGTTCCCTATACCGGGGGTGCCGTGCAAGTTGAGTCCAACGGGACCCTGCAGAGCACGCGCATTTCGGCGATGGATGCGCTGTCCACCCAAACACGAAATTCACTGGGGACAACCGCCACATCAACTGTGTTCAATTTGCCGAGACTTTCCATTGGTCAAAGTTTAACCTGCTTTGTGCATGACATGATGTCTTTTCCCATTGGAGGAGCAATCAAGATTGTGTATTCGGAGACCGATTTCATAAAAGGAAATGTAACTGCAGTTAATGGTTACAATGTGACATTTAAAATCACTGAAGTTGGGACAAACAAAACGGTTTCCACCATTTATGCTGCCCCCGCTGCCTCATATGTTACGGGGAGTACAACAAGAGCCAGTTTTATAGTTGACATGCCACGGTCCCAAAACATTGTGATTGACAACATACATCCTGCATTCCTGTCAAATGAGGTTGGGTATGTGTATGGAATAATCAAACCGTCTGGAAACCGAATTAGTTTGAATTCCACAGATACATATGTGGGATCAGGAGGATATGCATATTCAGCATCGCCGATTAGATGGTATGATGCATTTGTTCCTGCGCAACAAACTTTTCAAATTGAATACGTGAGCACTGTTGCAATTCAGTTCCCAATTGATGCATATTGGAACGCACGTCAACTGATTTTGGATGGTTACACCACATCATACACGACTGGAACCGTCACCATGATCAACCCCGATGTTGCGACCATTGCAACTGCGCGCAGCGTGGCCGTTTCATCCATCGTGGAAGTGGCCGCGCAGTCGGCGAACTCATTGCAGATTGTGACTGCCGGGATCAGTGCCGCTATTTCAGTTGCTTCATCCGAGAGAAATGCGAGGGTTTCATCGTTGTCCGTGCAAATGACGAACAATGTGGCGACGCTTTCATCCACCGCGGCATCCATTTCGGCCGCATTGAGCACGCAGATTTCAAACCGATCGTCCCAGGTGTTGACCGCAATGACTTCTTTGGTGGGAGCGCCCCCTGCCTCGCTGGACACGCTGTTTGAAATTGCGACCACGCTGGACGCGGGCCCCGCACTGTATTCCACGATTTCCGCCACCGAAACCGCGTTGGCCGCCAACATTGGTACAGGCGCGGTGGCTTCCGTGTCGGCGTCCCTGTCCGCGGCGGCTTCCACGCTGCAACTGGCCGACGCGACGCTGTCTGCCGGCATTTCGTCGGCGACATCCGACCGGATCAGCCGGGTTGCATCGGTGTCCGCCGGCATGTCGGCTTTCATTTCTTCCACGCACAGCACCCACACCAGCGTGTCCCTCGGAGTTTCAACCACGGCATCTGTTAGACAGACCGGCGTAAATTCCATATCCACGTTATTGTCGGGCATGGCAACCGCGCTGCAATCCGCCGATTCTTTGGCCGGCAGTTCAATCGTGGCCGCGACCTCCGCACGACAGAGCGGGATAGCGTCTGCATCCGTGTTGCGGTCTAACACCGTTTTGGGGTTGCAAACCGCCGACACTGCGCTTTCCTCCGGCATTTCCACTGCAACCTCCGCGAGGCAAAGCGGCGTCAATTTGGTTTCGGGAACGCTCTCAAGCACAGTTTTGGCACAAGCGTCATCCATTGCGTCGCTCTCCAGCGTGCATTCCACCTTGAACGGGGGGATCAATTTGAGCACACTGGCAAATATGACGGAAGTGGATTCGGCCATTGGCCAAGTGTTGGGTGTCGGCACCGTGTCCGCATTGGACACGCTGAATGAATTTGCGCTTGCGGTAAACAACAATGCCTCCATCGGCACCGCATTGGAGAACGCGATCATTGGCAAGGCCAACCAATCCGACGTTGCGTCGCTGAGTGATGAAGTGCGATTGAAGGCAACCCAAACGGATCTGACCCAACTTGTGAACACCGTTGGAACCAAGGCAAATGACGCGTTGGTGACGCAGTTGCAAACGGCGCTGTCTTCCATGGGAAGCACCGTGAATGTCGGCATTTCCAGTGAAGTTCAGTCGTTGCAATCCAATATGACCATAAATTCGGAAATATTTGGATTATTGAGTGACACCATTCGTCAAGTGGACACGCTGTACGTGTACAACGGGTTTATGAATCCGAATGGCACCATCAACTACAAATTGAATAAATTATCCAACATGGTTCTGCAGTCGTCTTCGCTGGCATTCACAATTGATGCCAATTATGCGGTCACCAAAATCACGCAAGTCATTGCCATGAAATTTGATTCCACGCAAACGACCGTGAAATACAGCAGCCGGGGCGTGGAATACCCAGTTTCTTTCACTGGCGGTGCTCACACGTTCAGCATTGATTCAAGCAACGCAACCGATTACGCGAACAATGCAACCGCAATTGTTTTCACCATGAATGAGTCCGCCACGCGCTTTGCGCCGGACAATTCGCCATTCACCGTGCCGAAACTGGCGATTGCTGGATACGTGTACGCCGCGCCGACGGTTCAGACGCCGTATGCTGCGACAACATGGAGCGATGCAACGGGCAAAATATCGCAGGTGATTGCCGTGAATTTTGAGTCGGGGGTTCAGCGGTTGCAGATTGACGGCACCGTGTACGACGTCACCGGCACAACTCAACTGGTGCACACACTGGAATACCTTCCGGGGGCGGACCCGGCTGGCGCGGTCGTCGTGAAGGCGCTGAACTCCAACGCCAAGCTGGAAAGCGCGCCATTAACGCTGAACGACGTTTACAATGCTTACCCACAGCACGCGGCGCCGGCCGAAGTCGGCGGCTCCAAAACCGTGACGGTGTCGGGGTCCACGTACACACACGCCGTGACGTATTCTACCACCGCAATCACGGTTGAATTGCAGACGTACAATGTGGAAACAAGTGCATACACGTCGTCCGAGCTGGCCGTGGTCGGCGGGCAAGTGTCTGTGAGCCTGACCCACGCGGTTGGACAAATTGGACAACCGTTGTTCAAGTTGAGGGCGAAAACTGGCAACGGCAAACGCACCAGTGAATTCACCAGCGCGAATGGTGAAGCAATCACATTCAGCAAACCGGTGCAATCCAACGTGTTATACACCACATTGAGTGCGGGATCGTATCGGGTGACAGCAACGTATGAGGTGCATTCCGTTGCGTCTGCCGTCAAAGTCATCAACCCTTCCACGGCCGGAACTTACATTGCGTCTCAGGCCGCATCGGGCGGAAGCGTGACCTTCAGCATTGATTACACGGAAACCCAAGTCACAAACAACGCGATTTCGTTTGTCGTGATCACACTGGTAAACTCATACGGGTTGCAAAGCGTGGCGTCGGATGCATTTGTGCCAGTGGGGCAATACGATTCACCGACGTACGCAAATGACGGTTCCAAAACAATCATGTTGAACGAGGGAGGTTCCGAATACACGTATTCGGCAAACCACAATTCTTTGTCCACATCCGGCATCAACGTGTATAATCCGGACAATTCATTCGTTCAAACCGTGACCGGAACATCTCCATTTGCCGTGACGAAAACATACGGCATTGACAAGATTGGTCAAGTTGTGTTCAAGCTGTCTTCAAAAGAGAGCGCCACAAAGAGAGAAAGCGCATTAATTGATGTCGTTGGCGAAGACATTCCCATTTATTCAGAGCCCGTGATGTCCGGCCAAATTACGTATGGAATCAATGGGGCAAATTACACTGCGCAAATGAATTACGGTGTGAACCATCGGGTGGAAGCACTTGTGGCATTGAAATCAGATGGAACGGCGTTGCCCAATGGCACGAGCATTCAGCAATCCATTGTGAGCACCACTGGCACTTCCCGAATAATATCCATCACTGTCACAATTCCCAACTCAATTGGAGTTGTCAACATGGTTGTGCGTTCGGCTGGGAATGGATATGGCAAAACAAGTGCAAATTCTCAAACGCTGACGTTGATTCCTCAATTTGAAGCGCCAACCACAAGTGGAAGCATCACGTATTCTGGAAACACGGCCACCATGTCATACACTGTGGCACCCAATGTCACAGAAGCATTTGTCAAGAAACCAACGGATCAAATTTATTCCGTTAATTCAATCACCAACCGGCA